CCTCTTTCCTTGGCAAAGCTTGTAGGGTTCCCTGTGACGTCTCGCCGCGTGGGCACTGTAAAAAGGGAGTTCCGCTGGGAAGAAGCCGTTGTTGCCGTGCCCTTTGAAATTATCCAGAATAATCGGCGTTTTATTAGCATGGATAAATACAAAAATTCTCATGCTTACCGCAACTTGAAGGCGATGATGTCTAAATATAATTTCCCGCCTCGATTCGACTTTACGAAGTTTAGTACAGTAGACCCGATTCTCATGTATGTGTTTGAATTTGGTACTGACATGTCCCAGCAAGATATCGCGAATATTTGGCAAAACTTGTTGCCTGAAATTGGATCGAAATTTACGACCTCTGAAGTTATTGTAGAAGAAAGAGAGCTGCTCGATCTCCTTCTAGGAGAGGCGACAGATCTCCGCTGGATGGTTTTCAAGGTCAAGAAACGCGTCGCTATTGATTTTGAGCGTAATCGCCGTGCATTGGAAACTTCTAATACCGCCTCCATGCCCGTATATATTGATGAAAAGTATAGTTATAACTGGCCTTACGACTACTGTTCGCTAGTAGAACTAGCACAGATCGAACAGGATGTCCAGTGGGCATCGCGCGATGTTCAATCAACAGGCACCGCTACGATTATGTATAACCCCGAAGCACCCACGACTCCCACCATTAGTGCCGCCCCGATGCCGGCGTCTATGATTGGGTCAATCCCCAACACCACCCCCCAGGCCTCGGTAACACCTGAGCCTCAGGCCTTGGAGATTGAGCGCCGAAGGCCAGTAGATACTGCTCCTCGCTTTAGTGTGGACGGAGATCGAGCGCCGCGAAAGTCATCAAAGCGTAAAACACGTCGCCGCACGACTGGGAAAAAGAAGAGATAGTTATGGAATTTTTCAATAAAAAGGAAGAAGTAATTGAACTGCAGCTGACCGAGTATGGTAAATACTTACTGTCTCAGGGCGCCCTCGATCCAGCTTACTACGGTTTCTTTGATGAGGAAATTCTCTATAACGATTTTTATGCTGATGGTGGTGCTAGCCAAAATAGTATCGATCAGCGTATTCGCTTTGAAACTCCCAACCTAAAGGTGATAGCTAATCGTTCCGGCGCACAAACCCGAGTAGATGAGTTTCTGAGTAACGTAACTTCTTCGACCTGGGATCAGTCCTCCGACCCCGCTAATAAAGTTGATGACTTCAATATGCAACAACCTTTTCAGTCTGTTAACAATCTGGCTTCCTTTCCCTTAGGAACGTCCGCTTTGACTTCACAATATGATGCCGCTTGGTCAGTCAATGTTATGAATCGTAACGAGACCACAATTCAGAGCACAGGATCTCGGGGATATATGGTGACTAATTTGACAGCCAGTTATATTACCGGGAGCACAAGTGGTGTCATTATGGATATCCCCCAGTTAGAGATTGAGTTGGATTATCAAACGTATTTCGCGCCCGAGGAGGATCCGCAATCTATCAGTCTTCCGTTCCCCACGGGTTCCACCGGAGAGGCCCCGGCAACTTTGGCTTTGGTAAAAAATTTCTTGATTTTAGATGTCTTAGAGAAGAACACACCATTTCAAATGGAAAATTATGACGTAGAGGTGTACTATATTCATCCGGATAATCTTTTGACTCAACTTAATTTTCTCAACGATAACCCCAATATTATTCAAAGCCCATCTTCGCTGGAAAGTGGAGAAGTTCCAAATGTGGAATATTATATGAGGCTTACACATGATGATATAATTCCGAGCGACATCCTAGATAGTGTGGGACTTACGCGTGATGCGGTCCTACGAAATGCTAATCGACTCAATATTGTGCGCGATCTCTACACAACCATTGAAGAGGAGCCCTGCTAATGGACGCTGCCCCCGGCCTATACCGCGACTCATTGCCCAATGTGGTGATCGACCAGATCAATTTTCGTGCGATGCCTGAAATGGGTATCAATAAAGTTGAGATAGAGTTGCTATATCAGGTACCTACATCCTGGAGTCTTGTGTCTCCCTACCGAGTCATGTTAGTATTCAGTGATGATGATTCAGCGATTGCAGGCCTGATGCAACAAGAATCTGTCGTCAAGCACTGCATAGCTGACGATGGGATGCAGACAAAAGAATCTCGCAAAATGTACCTGCCTGGGGACCTAAGCAAGACTACAAAACAGTTTAATGAACAGGTCGTAGTGGAGAAAGCCACAGCTACCGCCATCTCACAGCGCCGAGTCCGCGTAACGCTGCCAGATTTACGCCGCGACGAGTGGCCTAATCTTTATGTTTATGCTGTTGCCTATAAAGTAAACCCTCAGGATGTTACACAGTCGGGTGTGAGCACTAAGATTCGAGCGATAAAGATAGGATATCCAGCAGTTGAGACCATCTATATAGAAAATAGAGTGTCCACTATGGGGATGGTTTATCGTCTTGGCGAGTCAGTGGAAGGGTATGGCAAGAAGGGCGACATTTGGTCAGGGCCCATTCATCGTCACAACGGCCGCGTCATGGCCGGCCCCACTCATGTTGCCGACAAGCATCCATATTTGGTTTCTTCTGTAGTTTCAAATCAAAAGATGCAAGATAAGTCTTTTATGTCTGAGCAGGGGAAACTTATCTCGCGGTTGAGTGAGGTTACACTGACACTTAATCGGCGCATGACTAAGGATGCGCAAGTCATTCGGAACGTGGTTGGAAAGACGAGCACCGGGGTATCTGATATTTATTTTTCTCGGACTCGCACAAACGTTCTGAAAGCTATGTTCGCGATCAACTACAAACAATTTGTTCAGGCGAACACTCGGCTCAATTTTTTGGTTGCCAACAAGGAGGCTCTCAACAGTTGTTTTGAGGTTGAGGATATTAGGCTTTATCGCACGAGAATCCGACCCAATATCTCTGCGACTGCTCTCACTCCAGGTAAGTTGAATATCTGTGGAGTAAAGGCACAGAGCGCTCCAAAGTTGGTCGCATCTCAGAAGGACGGAACCATAGTTGGTGTGGACTTCGCAAATCAGGCCGCCGGGGTTACCAACTATGTCGCCACAGACGTAGAGATAGCCTCTAAAGACGGTGGAACTTATGAGTATACTCTAGAAATTACGGGTGTTGACAATAGCGTGGGCGCGTTACATTATCTCCTTCGTCAGCTCAAGAAAGCATTAACAGATTATGATAAGTGGGTGAGCAGAATGGAGAACGCCCAACATGGCTCCGATACTAGAGAGGTTAACCGCCGCCTTCGAGCGCAAGGGCTGGTTCTTCGGCAGGATGCTGCCTGGAAAGGCTTGTTGGATACTTATTTAGCATGTGTGGTTTTTGTTTTCGGACGCGCAGCGTTTGGGAGTCACTCGATGGCTACCTGGCGCAAAAACCTTCTCTCGTTGTCAAATCCTAGTAACGGGAGCATTTCCAATATTCGTGAAGTTGGCGCGCTCGTGCGCTCCTTTTACTCCGCTCTTAACCAGGTCGTCATGGCGCCTACCTTGGGCAAGAGCAGCGCTAAATTTAGCGTGAGATCTAAAATGAGCACATCAACGTCCTCAGCGCGCAGAGTTCAGTACCAGCGGGTCTTTCCCAACACGTATGAAAACACCCATGATGCCCAGACCGGATTTGACTACTTAGACGAGAATTTGGTTACGGAAACCCGGGGCCTTAGCAGAATTCCTCATACACAATTTCAGGGACGCCTAGGGGCCGAAATTAGTAAATTTAAGGTCGAGGGCCCTAACGCTGCTCAAGTCAATAAGGCTGGCTATCTTACACCTAAGAGGATAAATACCCCGACGAACGTTATCGATACATCAATGTTTGATGTGGGACTCCAGAATACGGTAGACTTGCTGGCCACCAAGATTCGGCCTACGACATCTCAGCTATCTTTTCATACCACCGTGGGTGCAGATTCGCCCCCGGTTGGGGACATTGATTCGATTCTGGGCGCTTCTGGTATTTCAGTGACTCCTCTTGCGCAGGACATCAAAACTGTACGAAGACTTCCTACGGCCACAAGCGCCGAAGCCGCAAATTTGCGTGCTGTCGATTCTTCGACATATCTCTCCTCAGGATCTGTTTTTGTTCGGGATGGGGCTACAACACAGGCTAATATATCGGGCTCGGAGCAGAACATCTTACACTACGCGTCCCCTGAGAAAAATAACGCTTTTATACGAATTCGATCTTCGGGTCTAGTGGCGGTTCTGCTCAATAGCGCTATAGCGGGCTTTAGACAAGATGTCAAAGCTGTCAATCTAGAGGGGGTTGCCACCTCTTTAGCCGCAAAAAAAGCCCAAGTAGATCCTCAATTGGTGCCTAGTCATAATTTGGCAACCACGGGAATTAACCTCAACTCTATCAAGAGAGTCGAGTATTTCAACGGGTATCAGACATCTGGCAATGGAACGGTCATGATTGACCAGCCTAGATGGACTTTGCTGACGGAGGAACTTTATGCTCTTGCTCGTCAGAATAATACACTCTTATTGTGTCGACTACAGGAGACCACGAATGTAACCTCCGGGGGGAACCTCTTAGGTTTGTCGGATTATGACAATCTGTTCTTGGTAGGTAACGCCTCGATGGCCTCTACGGATCGAAATTATATTCCTTATCGAACTTTTTATGAAGCGATACAACAGTTAATTCATCGTAGTGAGAAAGATGTTAGTGTCAATGTGGACAATCCCATTGCAAATGTCCCAACTTGGCAAATCACAACTCCCCTCATATCCGCCACCAGAATTTCCAATAAAGAGATAATTAATAAGGTGGCTCCGATGAAGCCTCTAAAGGTGGAAGAATAAATGTCACAGGATCCTCTCACACGCGACCCGCAGCTGCTTACCAACAGTGAGCGCTTGGGGACGAGAACTCGCGACAACATAGGTGCACAGGGAAACAAGTTCATTAGAGAGAGTTGGGGCACTGACGATAGGTTCCGAGGAGTCATGGGTCAGTATCTTGCATCTGAGACCTGGGATAATTATAGTACCAACACTTCGGTAGGGGTCCCCCTACACGTTACAGAATTATCGTCCGCACCAGTAACTGACTTGGGAAACGCCCCGGCTACATTAGATTCATTTCTTCTTGAGCCAGATAACACTGAGTGGAACAACGCCAGCATTGTTAATTCAACAAACAACCTTCTTCGAGCGTACATACAAGATCCTGGCATAAATGAGGGAAATCCCTATTATTCATACTATCTCGAAGAGGGCATGCCATCTCAGTATGGCAGCGTAGAGCCTGTGTTTAGTAATCCTGGCGAGAGTTTTCTTGATCATACCTTTGTCTATCTGAAGCCCTCAGAAGATATGGAAGAACGTTTAGAGGGTGGGCTAGAAATTGATGTGGAGCCTGTCTACAATACGTTCTTAGACACTATGCCTCCCTATGAAAATGTCACGGCTGATGTGCCCGAGATGGTGTTGCCCAATTATTACGTTTTTGAGGCAGAATTACAAAATACGGGCAGCCAGGCGTATACTACTGACTATTATAAAATGATTACGCTCTTTGCCGAAACGGGAAATCCCAATCGTATTGAGGATTGGTTTGTGGGAGATATAGGTGGATATACCGAAACTACATCAAAATCTTACTACCAAACATATGCAACGTCACTGTCGGCTGTCAAAGCTAGTGAAACAAACTACAACGCATTGCAAGTCCAGTTTACCAATATGGCTAAAAATATTGCGGTGCTCAATAGTGATGTAGAGGCCATTAATAATCTTACCAGGGGCGACGGGATAACATCGGGCTTAATATTTCTGCCATTTTATAATATTGTTAAGATTGGGCAAGATGAGTTTAGGGCGACAGAAGGGGGCACCCCGACTCCGGCCGGCACGCCGAGCCCCATAGCAGCAAATTCTTTTTTGCAGGGGCTGTATCTCATACCCGATTTTGACGCAGAAAGCTTTATTGATATTCTTCAAATGCACATCATTCAACATCTTGAGGGCGTCGCACCAGTAGGTTCGATTGACTTTGCCCTCCGCGCAGGCCCCCAGAATGCTCCTGTTCAAAATGTCTCTTCTATGCCGATTACTGCATGCACAACAGATTCGCTTAGTAGGGACGACGTCCTAGCTTCTTCGGCTCAAAGCTTATCCGATAGAATTTCTACGAATATCAGTGCTCTGCCAACTATCAGTACTATTGATAACGTGGTGTTGTTGCGAAACTATGCGGACACAGACCGATGGACCACAGATAGTTCGAATAATGCGGTTTTCGACCCGCCAGATCCCGACGCCGTTCAGGACTTTTACGATAAGATTGGCGCCGGCGCCATCGTACTACCACAGCGAAATTGGGAAGAGGTAACGCAGAATGAGGGCGCTTTTTCCGAAACACTGCTATACAAAGTCGACAAATATGTGGTAGATGCCCAGGGCAATCGCGCCTCTCAGCCGGCTCAAACTATTTATCTTTCTCCTCGAATTGTCGATGGAGGGCCATTGCAGTATGTTGATTCCCAGGTTCGCTATGGGGTGCGCTATCAGTACGATATTCAGCAGATCCGGGTGGTATTTGGAAATCGTTATTACTATGATGATCTGCAGATTTATACGAGTGAGTTTTCCGGCTACGGCCGCGCAGTTGGGAATGCTTTGGGGTTCTATCGTCCTACGGTCCCTTCTGTGGTTGCCGATAGTTATGTTTCGCAGGAGATCCGACCCTACTATAATCCCAATGCAGACACGAATAGTTTTACTCAGCTAAAGGGGTATTTTGCAGTTGATCCAGCTAATGCAGACTCTCTGACGTTAGAGCAGTGGCAATATGTTGCATCCGGCTCAGATTTCGGTGAATCCGAAAAACTAGATCGAGTCAATCTTATTTTTAAAAGGGGTTACGGCTTCGAAGGAAACCCGTCGGGGGGCGCCGTCGGCGGCATGTTTGCCGCCCCAGCCCTCGGGCTCCCAGGAGTGGAGTTGACTGCCGGGCCCGCGCAGGGCACCCCTACTGGAATAACGCAATTTGATCTCTCTGGCCAGACGCCGGTTGCTGGAACAGGCCCAACCGGTCAAGGTACCAACCCAGGCCCAGGAGACCGCATCGCCGGGATACAAGAGCTTTTTGAGAACGTGGAGCAGGCAGGTGCTCTCGCCGCCGGAAACCTCGAGCAGAGGATTCTACAGGAATTGGGCGTCGGAGGCCAAGGTGGCCCCCAGGCGCCATTCCAGATGTATGGGGGCGCCCAGGCAGGAACGGTTACTAATCCTCTCTCCCCATACGGCACGGGCGGCTTTGAACCACCGACCGACATGGTCGACGGCTACGACACGGAATTTACAGATGTTTCGGGCTTCCGCGACGTGTCCGATATGGTGAATGATATAGGTAATTCTATTTATTAGGATTGGGATAAACTATGGGATATCATTGGTACATTGATGTAGAGGAGTCATCGGGAACTAAGTTCTCCGCTGGCCCTATAGTTATGCAGCAAGACGAGCAGCTGACCGTTACGTCTTTTGTGTCGCGCGTAAATCAGGCCTTTCTCAACATCTATGAAGATGGCCTTCATGATACGTTATACACCCTCAACGCCCGGCTCCGGCCGTTGCCGTACCCAGCAAGCAATCAGTCCGGACCCCAAACCGTAGGCATCTCCGCCATAAACAACTGGAACAACATGAGAGATCAGAGGCAATTTGTTGTTGAGTATAGAGTTCAGAATAATGCTAGCCGCGCTTTTTCTCTTCAATTCGTTACGGGCGAACATGGCACCTCCGCCAGTGATACGGTGGCGGGAACAGTAAACGGACAAAACCTAGGCAGCCCTCCCAGGGCTCAGGTGTCAGTAACCAATGTTTCCGACGTACGCCCCTTACTGTTGCCACACGCTACCGTAACAAGTCTTATTAGCGACAAGCCGCCAGTACCTCCCGACATACGATTTGTCCCCTATAGGGGAGAGAATGACAAGATTCTTATTTTGCTGGCTCCCAATATAGGCCGCCGCACAACTATCCCCATTCGGTTAGAGGCTTCTGACGAGACCTTTATCGTAGATGAATACTACTCCCAGAAAGGGATTACTATTACGCCAGACCAGATCGGAACCCTCACAATACCCCTCGAATATGCCTCAGATGATCCTGTACGCACATATGAGGTGTTTCGAGTAAATCGCAAGCCAACGTCGTATAGTGACTTTGTAAATCAAGAAATTGCACGAGTAGAGGAGCAGTTGTCTCCTAACAAGTTTTCTACTGGGGCTTCGCACTTAGACTTTATAGAACCGAACGTGCGCTATTATTATTGCGCCCGTTCCATCGATCGACATCAGAATATCTCTAATCCCACATTTGTTTTTGAAATTGAACTAGTGGATAATGCCGGCCAGTTGTTTCTGCGCAAAAAACTATTTACATTTGAAACCGAACCTCAGAAAAAGAGTGTGGCAGTAAGGCGCCTCCTTGCGATTGAGCCCGCGCAACTGCAGCAAGTGTTTGAGATGGCCAACACCAATATTGCCGCCGGCTCAGCAGTTCTGGGAACCGCACCCCCCAATAATGAAATTGGTGCAGCTGCAGATGCAGTGTGGGATAAAAAGTTCAAGGTTCGCCTGATCAGTAGAAAAACAGGCAAAAAATTGGATTTGAACATCACGTTCAAAAATAGTGGGGTTACAAATCCATAGAGACATTAGTTAAAGTGATAACTATTTATATTACGAGAGGTGAATAGACAATGGGATTTCTAGATAATTCGGGCGACATTATTTTGGACGCTGTACTCACAGATACCGGCCGCATGCGTTTGGCTAAGGGCGACGGTAGCTTTAAAATTTCCAAATTTGCACTGGCCGACGATGAGATCGATTATGGCCTGTATGACAAGAATAATGTCAGCGGATCGGCCTATTACGATTTGCAGATTTTGCAGACTCCTGTTTTGGAAGCTTTTACTAACAACATCTCTAGTATGAAATCTCGTCTTATCACTATTGGCCGAAATGATATCCTCTATTTACCTGAGATTGTTCTCAATGAGCGCGTTGGTATTGGCGTGGCAATGAACGCTGCTAATACTTTTATTGTGCCCGTTGACGAAACAACTGTCAATAATTTTGGTAAAGTTCTGGGAACTGGAATTTTGAATGGATACCGGCCAGGATCGGATACCTCAAAGATCCGTCTGGACCAGGGCCTCAACACGAATCAGCTATCGGCCGAAGAGCCCCTTTCGGACGACCTAGTAGAGACTCAGTATATTGTGCAGATTGACAATCGACTGGGTCAGATCTTCCCGCCCCCAGGCGCTGGAGGCACTGCCACAGCGAATGCAGCGAGTAATGTCCAGTTAGCTCCGGCGACGCCGTCTTTTATTGACGATGATTCTATTGCTAACTATTATTTTACAGCAAACACCACGAATGGTTTTGTGCAGAACATCCCGAGCATTGCAATTGATTCGGCCATCGCTGGCCCAAAGGGGACAATGCTTGGAATGCGGATTGGATCAAGCCTAGAGTTGCGCACTAGTGATTATCTTTTCACGACCCTCGGCAGCTTGGGAAGCGCCAACATTACTAATGACGCGACGGCAGATGGCGGAAAGAATCTCAATGCCGGCACATATCGCTTCATTGACTCCACCATTCGAATCTCCGGCATCAATACCGGATATAGTATTGATATTCCCGTACGATTTGTGAAATCTACGAGCTAAAGGTAAGGAAATATGGCAACTTCATTCAAAACACTGACCGCAAACGATGTCGTTTCAACACGCAACCTCCTCCATGAGTCTATTCCAATCACGGGTACGATAATCTCGGGTACCTATGGTACGTACCCCAATGGTAATAACATCAAAAACTATGCACATGGAATGTTCCAGTCGGTATACGATTATCCTTACTTGAGTTCTTCCGCAAACCATATTTTTGATCTTACTTTTGGTTATGCCGCCACATCGAGTCTTTCATCGTCTACGGCTATTCAGAACGCCAAAAAGATCAACATTTACAATGAAATGGCCCAGGTCTTGGTTGGTTTTGATGAAAATGGAAAACTACGACGTTTTGATAAAGATGGGGATCTTACGGGCGGCCAGAAGATTAACGAGGCCGTGTTTATTAACTTCACTCGTCTTCTCGCCAAAGATGAGATCAAGAAAGGGAGCTTCAATCTTACTTTGGGCGTAGCAGCTGGTATTTCCTCTTCCATGACAGCCACAGTATTGGTGCGAGATTACAACGCCGAAAATGTATATAAGGTCAACTCCCCTGCTGGAGAATATGGCATTCTCTATCTGAGTGGTGGCGCTGGCATCGGCACGAAGAATCCTACGGGCTCTTTGGCTGGCCTTGTTTATTATCAGGCCGGGATTGCCGTCCTCACAGCTTCTGTTTTCCAGGCCGGCGGGTTGGTATCTGGTTCTAGTGGCGGCGGTATGGTGGTTTGGGATTACGCAGCTACTGGCTCTCAAGACCAGCCCATTCGCAACAGCATGGTTTCGGCATCTATTTCCGGAAACTGCAACTTCTTGCGCCACCGAGTAGCCAATATTCAGTTCAACAATACGACGGAGCTGAACTCCACGGTTTACTTCTGTCGGGCCAACCACAATGAATTCAATTACTCCTCGAACAAGACCTATCTTAGTTCCAGTCGCCTGGTAGTGAAGAACAACTCTCAAGATAACCCGGTGGCCTATCCCACCGCTGTGGGTCTTTACTCGCCCGACAATGAACTGATGGCGGTGGCTAAGCTTTCCGAGCCCCTCAAGAAAGATCCTACCAACGAATTTACCCTTAGAGTGCGGCTGGATTACTAGGATGAGCAATGCCACTGTACAAGTTTGCGAGTAATGATGTTTACATCAATACGATAAAGACGTATCCGGAAGTAAAACTTTTCGTTTACAACCTTACTTCATCTTTTAACAATACTCCTAATATCTCTGGTTCGTTTACTGGGTCTATTCGTATGACCACACCGGGCCATATATCTTTGTTTGAGATGAACATTGATAGGGACGTTACCAAAACTGGTCTCATCACACCATTCGTTATCAAAGACGGGACTCGAATAGGGTTTCGTACCACCACCAATGCAAATTACGCGAGTAACTACCAGGTGGGCGACATTATTTCGGGATCCTATCCTGAGACCTCATCGATTACCAAAGAATATTACACGGCTACGACACCCCGTTACGTGACCCCGGCTCTCACAGCTAGCAGCGTCACATATCCGGAGGGCGTTGTCTCTAGTGGGTCGGTCTCTCATCTTCATGCGCTTAAAAACACTATAGATTATTATACCTATGTAAGCCCCTATATTGCTTACTCTTCTTCTGTGCTCCGCCGCGATCTCAATGACACAGCAACCGGCCTCATTAGTGTTCCCTCAATCTTTTATGGCTCACAGATCAAGCCCGGCTCCGTTAACCTTCAATATTATTGGACCGGATCGCTTTTTGCCCGCGCCCAGGATACTAATCGGGATGGCGTGCTCTACGACAACTATACTGGATCTCCAGCTAGCGGAAGCGCTATTGGTTTTGTCTTGTACAATGAAGGGTTTATTGTACTCACCAGCTCGGTCGCCCTCAAGAGCGCTCTTTTCACAGATTTATACGTTACGGGAGGAGATCGTCCTCGTTGGAGATACTTTGCCCAGTCTATTGAGGGAACCGTTGGAGCTAGCGGCAGCCGGGCTCCTAACAGCGCCTTTTTACTTCATATGAGCGGGACAAGCAAGATTCAAAACATGACCCTTTTTGCTACTGCACCGAAGGGAGAACTCAATCACTCTAATAATCCATCTTTTGTGGATGCCGGATCCGGAAGCCAGTTTTCTCTCAGTCCTCAAGGCTATGTGGAAAATCCCCAGCGAGGCATTAAAAATGTGGTTAGCTCCGCGTATAATGATCCTACTGGGTCATTTGAGAAAACTACTTATATCTCCAAGATTGGCATTTATGATAAGAACCAAAACCTTATCGCTATTGCGAAGCCTGCGACCCCGGTGAAGAAGACCGCTCAACGGGATTTTACTTTCAAACTTAAGTTAGATATCTAAGTGATTTTAGGACTTGACATCTCAACCAGTATTACTGGCTACACCATATTGGATAATAGCGGCAATATCGTCGTCTGCGACCATATAGATCTTCGTAAAGAAAAGAACTTCTTTCAGAAGTGTTCTGCGGTTGAGGGTCGGCTAGCGGCAATACGAAATGATTACTTTATTGAGCACATTTATGTGGAACAGTCCCTTCAGTCTTTCCGCTCTGGATTTTCATCAGCACAGACATTATCTTTATTGTCAAAAATAAATGGCATTGTTTCATGGATATGTTATAATCTTTTTGGAATCGAGCCCGAATATATCGCTGCTACGTCGGCTAGAAAAAGTTGTGGCATCAAGGTTCCCAAGGGCCATAAGGCAAAAGCCGTCGCGCTTCAGTTTGTGCTTGACAACGTACCCTCCTTTGATATAGAATACACAAGACATGGTAATCCAAAGGCTGGCTACGCCGACCGTTCGGATAGCTATGTGATTGCAAAGGCGGGATGGATACGTGAAAGCCAAGAAACTCAAGATTCTAACTAACGTCCTCGGGCCAGCGTACAGATCCAACAATGAGTATCTATTTGCTTGTCCCTATTGTAATCATCATAAGCGTAAGTTTTCTGTCAATGTGGCTAAGGGCTACTACAAATGCTGGATATGCGACACGCGTGGTAAAAATATCTATCGTGTTATTCGCCGCTTCGGCAATCACTCTGATAAGGCAGCTTGGCGAGAGTTTACTGACGCTGTTGAATATGACAAGCTCGAAGATCTTTTCGCAGAGACAATTGAAGAAAAGCAAGTAGTTGAGATGCCCGAGGGCTTTGTTTCTCTGGCCAGCAAAGATGTTCCACCCACAGGGTTCGCGGCCCGTAACTATCTACGCAAGCGCGGTATCGATAAGAAAGATATCATGTGGTGGAAGATGGGCTACTGCGCCAGTGGCGAGTACGAAGGTCGTATCATTATTCCGTCGTTTGACGAAGAGGGCGATCTGACATATTTTGTGTCTCGCTCCTACGACAAGAAGTTCTATCCTAAGTACAAGAATCCTCCGGTCAGCAAGAATATTGTCTTCAACGATTTATTTGTGGACTGGAGTTCCGATATCATTCTGGTAGAGGGTGTGTTTGATGCCATTACAGCGGGCAGGAACGCAGTCCCCATTCTGGGGTCTACATTAAATCAGAACTCTGTTTTGCTCCGTAGGATCGTGAAAGAAGACGCGGGAGTTTATGTGGCGCTAGACCCTGACGCAAAGAAGAAAGAGCTTGAAATTATCAAAACTTTGCTGGATTTTGATATCGAGGTTTGGAAGGTTGATATCGGTGATAACGAAGACGTCGGGTCTATGAATAAGGGACAATTCCAGAAATGCCTGGAAAATGCGACTCTTATCACTCCGGACAACTATTTATTGTTGACAATTGCCATGTCGCTGTAGGAGAAGTCATGAAAATCACCAAACAAAGATTACGAGAAATCATCAAGGAAGAGATAGGACTCGGTGCCGTAACAGAAGAGGAAGAGCCCGATATGCGAACTCCTGCCGAAAGATACGGCAAAAGCCAAACCGAAATAGGTGTTCTTGAAGAGCTTGATGGTGCTATTCGGGAAGCAGTGCAGTATGTAGCTATAGAGAATCTCCGAGACTTCCTGAACGACGCGCTAAAAAATATTCTATAAAATGAAGATATCAGGAGCCCACCTAACAAACATGATTCAAGAAATACTCTATTTGAGAGCAGTAATGGTTTATGAGATTCGATACATGGGCGAAGACCTCTTAGGTACAATGGAGACCAAGAAATGAAGATTAGTAAAACAAGATTACACCAGATTATCAAAGAAGAGATTGCTTCGGTGGTTGAAGTTCACTCCGAAAAGCAGCGTAACTACATGTGCGCCATGGCTGACGAAGATGCCGACCGTCCTGAGGGACTGTCCAAAGCAGAGGCCGAAGAGATGTGCAGCGGCCCCATGAAGGAAGAGTCCGAGAAAGAGGACGAAGAAGCAACCCTAGAATTACCACAAATTACACCAGAGAAGATCAAAAGAATGCGGCAGGGACTGAAAAGGATCGGGCGCAAGCGTTCTGCTGGAGATTATAGATCCGACAAGGAGAGGTTCAAGAAGCCATGAAAATCACGAAACAAAGACTTAAAAAGATTATCAAGGAAGAGATGGATGCCATGCGCGGCGCCGACCGCCCCGGTGCTGGCATTGAAGATATCGCCGAACCGGAGGATGAGGAGACTCGCGACCGGGCCTTCACATCCCCCGAAGAGCGGCTTCTCATTCTCATAAAGGCTAGAGAGGCCCTGGGCAAGATGACCCGCGATGAGTTGGAAGATCTCAGTATGAGTTTGGACGCCGACATGGTTGCTTCGCTTCGTCACATCCTGGCCAACCCGATGTACGCTCCGATGGAGGAGAGCAACGCTGAGGCTCAGGATCTTATTCGGAAAGCAGAATTTGAAAAGTCAAAAGGTCGCCTCCATCAGGGTGATGTAGATAGGATCAAAGGCCGGCTAGCCAAGGGCGAACGTGTTCACGCCATTAAGCGCGATTATCCAAGAAACTTTTAAGACTTCGGCTACCAATAAAAATTAAAAATAACACTTGACAGGCTCTATCACTGGTGTATACTGGTGATAGAGTTTTGTTTTAGGGGATAACGTGTATAGAATTGCTCACATTGCGGACACGCATATAAAAAATTTAAAATATCATTACGAATACAAGAAAGTATTCGAACAGCTTTATGAGACGCTTCGTAAAGAGAACGTGGACTACATTGTTCACTGCGGCGACATCGCCCACACCAAGACCCAGATCTCACCAGAGTTCGTTGAGCTATGCTCCGACTTCTTCATGAATCTGGCATCGATCGCGCCAACCTACATCATCTTGGGCAACCACGACGGCAACCTGAAGAACAGTACTCGTCAGGACGCGCTGTCGCCCATTGTAAGCGCTTTGAATCTTCCTAACCTCCATCTGCTCAAGAATGCCGGTGAAACCGTCGTAGAGCCCGATCTCGCGCTCAACGTGCTATCTGTGTTTGATGAGGAGAATTGGGTTGCGCCAAGCGACCAGTCGCGTATTAATATTGCTTTGTATCACGGCGCAATCGGCGGAGTGTCTACTGACGTCGGATGGGTTATGGATCATGGGGATCACGACATTGGAGTGTTTGCCGGTCACGACTTCGCAATGCTTGGTGATATTCATAAGACAAACCAGATTCTTGATACAGAAGGTCGAGTGCGCTATTGCGGTAGCACCGTTCAGCAGAATCACGGTGAGACAAATGACAAGGGATTTCTTATTTGGGAAATTGAAGACAAGAATACATTCACGGTCAAGCATCATGTTTTGCTCAACCCTAAACCATTCGTAACAATCGAACTCACACCCAAGGGCCGAATGCCAAAGGGCACCAAGATTCCCCCGACTTCACGCTTGCGTCTCGTGAGCAACAATAATCTTCCCCTTGACGTTATGCGTAAGGCTGTGGAGGTTGCCAAGCACCGTTTCAAGCCTGAGAGTATTACCTTCCTAAATCGTGCCGCTGGCGAGCGGGGAACGGTTGAGGTCGGTACCGGCTTCAAAGTGGAGAACCTCCGGGACAAAGGCGTGCAGGAAGATCTCATTCGAGAGTACCTAGTGGAATACCAGCCCACTGAGCAAATGTTGGAACGTGTGTTCGAACTCAACCGCAAGTACAATTCCAAGATTGAAGAGACCGAAGAGGTCGCCCGAAATGTAAATTGGAATCTCAATAAGTTTGAGTGGGATAATCTGTTCAACTATGGAGAGGGTAATAGCGTTGATTTTAGCAACCTCAATGGCATCGTCGGAATTTTCGGTAAGAACTATTCAGGTAAGTCCAGCATTATTGACGGCCTCCTATATACCATGTTCAATACCACATCAAAGAACGAGCGCAAGAACTACAATATCATCAATCAAAATCGAAAAGATTGTATGGGGCGTCTGGAACTCCAAGTAGGCGACAAGACCTACACGATCGAGCGCCAGTCTGAGAAGTATGTAAGGAAACTAAAGGGTGAGGTAACCAATGAGGCACGCACATTCTTGGAATTTAGCGGCTTAGATCCCATGGTGGGAGAGGAAACTAGCCTCAACGGCACCACCCGCAACGAGACAGACGCCCATATTCGAAAACGATTCGGCACAGTAGAGGATTTTTTGTTGACATCCATGTCGAGTCAACTCGATAGTTTATCCTTTATTAAAGAGGGCTCTACTCGTCGCAAGGAAATCCTAGCTAAGTTCTTGGATTTAGATATCTTTGAGAAAAAGTTTAAGCTGGCCCACGAGGATAGTGCCGATCTAAAGGCCGTAATTCGACGCGTAGGCGATACGGATTATAATACTGACATCGCAATTGCGGAGGTGCAGCATGACGAAGTGAAAAAAGCGCTCCTCGGCGAGGTAGCCAGCTGTGAGAGTTTAAGAACAAGTCTGGCCACGGCCATAGAGAAACAAGCCAGCCTGACAACACAGATCGACTCGATCCCCGCGGAGCGTTTAGACATCAAGAATTTACTAGAGACGCGCGCAGCCCTTGAAAAGAAGATTGAAGATACAGATATCAATATTGTAGAACTGAAGCAAGAGAATAAAGACTACGAAGAAAAGCTTCAGGAATACGATGACTTCTTGACGACGATCGATATCGAGGACTTATTGGCGCAGAAACAAAGTTATGATGATTTTAAGCAGAAGTATGAGGATACAGTCAACAAAGCTCGCCTTATGGATAACGACTATAAAGCTATGACCAAGAAGCTACATCTGCTGGATGAAGTTCCCTGCGGGAACAGCTTCCCTACCTGCCAATTTATCAGCGATGCTCATTTAGCTGCAGTGGAGCTACCCTCTTTAGAGGCGGAGATTATTGAGAGGATCGAACAAGCCAAAGATTATAAGACGAAGGTTGTTTCTGTAAACTCCGCCGAAATGATCAGCTTGATTGAAAACTATAACAACACCATAATTCAAAAGAATAATATTGAGATTGAGAAGCGAGACAACAAAGTTTCTATTGAAAAACTCTATGCGAAGATAAAGGGATACAGAGACAATCTCCGCTCCACTAAAGAAAAGATCGAGCTGTATGAAGAGAAGAAGGATTTGATCAAGAATATTGAGAAGCTTATCAACTCCCGCACAAGGGTCGACAAGAAGGTGGCAGACCTTCAGACTGAGATAGCGGAGACTGAAAATTCTATCAACCTTCATAATAGGCAGCTTGGCTCTATGGAACAGAAGGTTGAAGACCTAAAAGAAAAGAAGCAAGAGCTTGACGAGATACGAGAGGAATATGCGGCTTATGATTTGTTTATGCGATGTACTCACTCTAATGGTATTGCTTATGATATTATCAAGAAGCGCTTGCCAGTTATTAACGGAGAGGTAGCAAAGGTTCTCTCTAATATTGTAGACTTTGATGTTTTCTTTCAGGAGGACGGTCGCAAGCTAGATATCCTGATCAAGCATCCCAAACACGAACCGAGACCTATCGAGATGGGCTCAGGAGCAGAGAAGACAGTGGCAGCTATGGCTATTCGCTTGGCTTTGCTCTCGGTGTCTTCACTACCGAAGGGTAATATCTTTATTCTTGATGAGCCCGGCACCGCGCTAGATGCTGAGAATATGGAAGGATTTATTCGAATCCTTCAGCTAATTAAGATGTATTTCAAAACCGTCATCCTTATTTCTCACGTGGATTCACTAAAAGACATTGTGGATCTAGAAATTACGATCGATAAGAAAGATGGCTTTGCGAGGGTAAATCAATGAAAGATTTTTGGGAAGCACTTCTAGCGGGCTTAGTGTTTAAGAAAAAGAATTAGAGCCCCGGGTACTCGAAATTATAAATCTGCAGGAAGTAATGACGAAGAGCGCCATTTTTGCTTTCTTCGGTCTCTGCCATAAACCAATGCCAGTAGGTCCGATCAGCCAAGCCTTGAATAATACGCAAGGTATTTTTGATGTCTTGTTGGATCCAGTGAATATGGCGCTCACTCTCTTCATCGAGGTCCATACCTAACTCTACAGCTAGAGTGTATAAAATAAACCAGTTTTCCCGATCAAACGCTGCCCGCGCGCGTTTGAAGATTTTTTCCATTTTTTCTACTTCCCCTTTCGAGGCTCCCGAAGCAGCCACCTTGTCAGGGTGGGAGATGGCCGCAATTCGGCGAAAAAGCTTCTTGAGTTCCGAGCCTTTCATTTTAATTTCGTCAATCTCTTTTTCTTCTTCGGTGGGTTCTTCTGGTTCTATATCGGTAGGGATCAAATCTGTGGAGCCTTCTACGGCGCCTGACATCGCCTCGTCATCCTCACTCTCATCAAGGTCTTTGCGAGCAGCCGCCTCTGCAGTCACCCTCATGAGATGAGAATGCTCCAGTCTATCTCTTACGTCTCTCGGAAGCGCAGAGAAAAGTTCATGAATCCTTTCCTTGAAAGCCACCGCAGCCTCGGCTCCGACTTCTTCATGATATTCTAAATCGGCATGCACAAACTCGGCCTCTTTGATAGTTTTTTTGAGTTGATATTTTAGTTGTTTGGACATAGATGAGGTTACTACGCTAATTAGTATACAAAGGAGTATGTGATGAGCAACGAAAAGAAGCCTCCGCGTATGAGACACATAATAGATAAAGGGCTAGATAAGATTGTATCAAGGAAACTGCTGGCTTGGTCCACGGCAACATGTTTGCTATTGTTTTCCGACTTACAGTCTTCCGATTGGGTAATAATTACAACCGTCTATATTGGGGGACAGACAATTATTGATGCTGTCGCCAAACTCAAAGGATTCGGTGATCGATGAAACTTAAATTATTTGCAAAACAAGCTTGGCTTTGGGCCAAAAAGTTTTGGTGGCTAATTGTTGTGGTTTTGTTGTTTATTGGAGCCGCTCTCGCCTCCGCTCTTATGCGCAACGGTGTGCTACTAGCTCGGGTAATGGATCTGCTTGAGGCTAAGAGGAACCAGCATGATCAGGAAATGGAAACTCTTTCGCATATTCACAATACCGAAGTTGCGGAAAAGAACCTTAGACTAGAGCAGCACCTAGCCATATCTAAACAGCTTAAAGAGCAGTATAAAAAAGAGGGCAAACGTCTCGATAGGCAAAAAGAGGCAGAACTTAAAAAGCTTGTTGATGAAGGCTATAATGATCCAGAGAAATTGGCAAAACAGATTGCCGAAGCTTTTGGATTAGAAAATGGTTAAGAAATTACTATCTGCCTTCGTGGCTCTGTCAATATTACTAACACCCACAATAGCAATTGCCGATGAACAGCCCACACCGGATTATGTGGTTCTACCGGTGGAGGCTGGAGATGTCGTACCTTTTGATGGGGTATTACTGTCATTGGATGCCGCGGCAAAAGTATTGACAGAAAAAAGATTTGAGGATGCCGAGTGTGACCTCAGAGTGGAATACGAACTTCAGGTTCAAAAAAGCACTTATGAGTTGCGGCTAGATTATAAGGATATCGAGATTCATTCTTGGAAGGATAAGTATGAATCTATGATGATTCTTAAGACAGCCGAGAACGATCGCCTGACAGAACTGGTTACTAAGCAGAAGCCTTCAAGTGGTCCTTTTTTGGTCGCTTTGGGTTTTGGAATTGGAACACTGACCTCGTTGGGAATTTTTGCGCTCTCTACGGAGATTGTAAACCAATGATACCCGAGATAAGTTCTAGGGGACGCCTAATAGCGTTTTTGAAAAAGTTTTTTGCCACTCTTAATGCCAAATGGCAGGCCCCCTCTTTGCTTCCTTTTGGTTATGCAGCCTCCATGAGTTTTCCCTTTGGGGGTAAGCGAGGCCTTACGGTCGATAGTATTGACAACGGCCCAACCTACGCGGGCTATCGCATGATGACATCTGGCTCCATTGTCGGAATTTCTTGTCAGTTTGATTGCACAGCGCACACGTCCAACACCGAATTTCAAGTTATAGCTCGAAAAAATGGTTCTAATCTTTCCTTCAATGCATCTGTTGAAGTGACGGGAATTGGCGACTTCGGCACTGATGCGACCTATGCCGCCGGGGTATATAACTTTGTACCTGGAGATTTACTGGTAGTTAATTTGGCCCACGGTGCAGCCGGTATTACCACCGAGAATCATGTTGCGCTCTTACGGATAGTTAGCTCTACGGATTAGTCATGACCACTAAAGATCCCAACTACATCGCTAAAATAGAGAAAGCCATATCTCAGAAGTATGGGGACACGGCTACCCTTAACCCACAGTCCCAATGGGACGACGTCAAAGAAAAGGACTACATAGCGCAGTCGGTCAAGGCGCGTCAAAAATTTGCTAAATTGACCGACGTCGAGGACAAAGTAGAACAAGACGGATTTTTCATAAATAAAAAACTACTTAGTAGAGACCAAAATAGGACTTGTCCTGTTTGTGAAAAATATTCTTTTCATCCGCGGGATGATTTGTACATGAATAAGTTTGAGGCATGTTACAAATGTTTTACTCGGCACATCGAGGGACGAGAAGAAAGATGGATCAACGGTTGGAGACCAAACAAGGAAGCGTAACATGGCAACAGTATTAGAAATCATTCAAGGAATCGCCCAGGCTGCCGCCAACGGGGCATGGGACGGCGCCCACTCCGCCGATCTAGCTGCTGACGGGAAGGCCCGTGATGCAGGTTTGAAGCGGGCCGACGGCCACTTTATCAATGATCGACGTGTTATGGATGGGTTCGGCGTGAAGTTTCACGGACCCGTTCTACGAGTTACGTATCAGGCAGACTGCAGAATCAAGGAAGTTAAAGACTCTAACTTTGAGAACGAGATTGAGGGACAGATTGCAGAAATTGTCAAGTTTCTCAAGAAAGAGTATAAAGCCATCACTGGTGACACCCTGACCCTCACGAAGGAAGGGGATTCTCATATTCTTGTTCAGCGTATGTCTAACTATCGTACCGATGTCCAGGCCCACTGTGATTATCGTATTGGTGGTCTAGACGGCGTAGTTGATGTAAACGAGGGCTCAAGCAAGGATCGGCTCGACAAGGCCGTCCGAGATTGGCTATCTCAGGGTCCCAAGAAGCGCCCCAAGAACGATACGCGTAAAGGCTAGCAAGAGATGCCATGGGAAGTGGGCTCACTAAGCAAGAGATATTAAAGGAGATTGTAAAAGCCGGCAAAGATCCGGTTTACTTTACTACCAATTACTGTCGTATCTCTCACCCCCAAAAAGGGCTAATTCCCTTTAAAGCCTATGACTATCAGCAAGAGCTGCTGAAAGATTTTGAGGACTATCGTTTCAATATAATTCTCAAAGCTCGACAGCTGGGAATCTCTACCATTACGGCAGCTTATATCGCGTGGCTTATGCTTTTTCATCGCGATAAAAATATTCTAGTTGTGGCTACGAAGCTGCAAACAGCCACCAACCTTGTTAAAAAAGTCAAGGCAATCATCAAGAATCTTCCGGACTGGATGAGGATCTCGGACATTGAGATTGATAACCGCACGTCTTTCGAGTTAAAGAATGGGTCACAGATTAAAGGCTCCTCCACCTCGGGCGATGCCGGCCGTTCTGAAGCCCTGTCTTTGTTGGTGATTGATGAGGCCGCCCACGTTGAGAAGTTAGACGACCTCTGGACTGCTCTGTATCCGACGTTGTCCACAGGTGGTCGCTGCATTGCATTATCCACACCCAACGGTGTGGGTAACTGGTTCCATCAGAACTGCGTAGAGGCTGAAGCAGGAACAAACGCTTTCCACATGACGACGTTAATGTGGGACGTCCATCCGGATCGAGACAAAAAGTGGTTTGAAAAAGAAACCAAAAACATGTCCAAGCGCCAGATCGCCCAGGAGCTTGAATGCAACTTCAACGTTTCTGGCGAGACAGTCATCCACCCCGACGACATTCAGTGGTACCTAGAGCGCATTACCACGCCCGAATATCGCACGGGCTTCGATCGTAACTACTGGATTTGGAAACGGCATAATCCTGAAAAGCCCCATCTGATTGTTGCTGACGTCGCCCGCGGCGATGGTAAGGATAATAGTGCTTTTCATATCTTTGAGCTAGAAACAATGGAAGTAGTGGCAGAATACGTCGGAAAGCCTACCCCTGATGACTTTGCTGATATTCTCAGGAATGTTGGTGCGGAATACGGCAACCCCATGTTGGTCATTGAAAATAACAATATAGGCTTTGCTGTACTTAAAAAGCTTCAAGATAACGGGTATCCTAATCTCTACTACTCTAGTAAAGGCGACCACCAATATGTGGATCCTGTCACAGCCCAATGGCGGACTAATGTGGTGCCGGGTTTTACGACATCATCAAAGACAAGGCCTTTGATTGTAGCCAAGATGGAAGAGTTTATGAGGAATAAACTAATTAAAATAAATTCCAACCGGTTGCTTTCTGAAATGAAAACATTTATTTGGAAGGGCGGAAGACCTCAGGCGATGCGAAGTTATAATGATGACTTAGTTATGTCGTTTGCGATCGGATGCTGGGTGAGGGATACAGTGATTGTTGAGAGCCAAAAAGAAGTAGAGTATAACAAGCAGTTTCTGTCAGCAATCTCTACACATAATACTGGACTTTCCACCACCATTCGGGGGATGCACGGGCACAAATCAACGCAAGAAACTCAAAGAACAACGGAAGCAGAAAAATATAACCAGGAATATTTCGCTTTGCTAAAAGGATAAATTATGGCCAATAACACTCGCAACACTCGCAACCCAGCCGCGCCGCTATTCAAGCGCCTAACTCGTCTTTTATCGGGACCTATTGTTAACTTCCGCGCCCAGCAAGCTCGCCAGGAGCGCCGCGCTGATTTAGATAAGTATCGTTATCGGTTCCGTTCCATGAGCGGCCAAGAGTTCCGTCGTGCCGACAACAACATGTCGCAGAACTATAATCTGTTTACTTCTGCTGCCTTCCGTAATCAGAACCGCGCCGAACGCTATGTAGATTTTGAACAGATGGAGTATATGCCTGAGATCGCATCGGCGTTAGATATCTATGCCGATGAAATGACGACATCTAATGAGTATGATAAGATGCTCAATATTTCTTGCTTGAACCTTGAAATCAAGACTATTCTAAATTCTCTTTTCTATGAGGTTCTCAATTTGGATTTCAATGCTTTTGGTTGGGCCCGCTCCATGTGTAAGTATGGAGACTTGTTCCTCTATTTGGATGTTGACGAGCAGATGGGGGTTACATCAGTAATTGGCCTTCCGAACAATGAAGTTGAGCGCCTTGAGGGGCAAGACTCAACGAATCCTAACTATGTTCAGTATCAGTGGAACGCAGCTGGTATGACCTTCGAGAATTGGCAGATTGCACACTTCAGAATTTTGGGCAATGATCGTCATGCTCCCTACGGTACCTCAGTCCTTGACCCAGCCCGCAGAATTTGGCGCCAAGTTACTTTACTTGAAGATGCAATGATTGCTTATCGTGTGGTTCGTGCGCCCGAACGACGGATCTTCAAGATTGATGTAGGAAATATCCCTCCGCAAGAAGTCGCTCAGTATATGGAAAAAGTAAAAACGGAGATGAAGAGAAACCAGTTAGTGGATGCTACAACTGGTCGTGTGGATCTTCGCTACAATCCACTATCACTTGAAGAGGATTACTTTATTCCAATGCGGGGAGGAGTTGGTTCAGATATTACGTCTCTCCCAGGCGCCAAGTCTTTGGACGACATTGAGGATGTAAAGTATATGCGCGACAAGATGTTCGCAGCAATTAAGGTCCCACAGTCGTATCTTACCAACCTAGAGGGAGATACCGAGGACAAGACTACTTTGGCTCAAAAAGATATTCGGTTCGCACGCACGATTCAGAGACTTCAGCGCTCATTCATTAGCGAGCTAGAGAAGATCGCCGTGGTTCATTTATACACCCTAGGTTTCCGGGGCGAAGACTTATTGAGTTTTGACCTTACTCTCAACAACCCTTCGCGTCTTGCAGAGCTGCAGCAGCTAGAATATCTGCGCACCAAATTTGACACAGCCAATGCGGTTCCGGAAGGTACGTTCAGCAAGCGCTGGGTGGCCCAAAATATTCTGGGACTTTCCGATGATGAGTATCTCCGCAATCAGCGAGAAACTTTTCATGATCGTAAGTATCAGCAGGCACTTGAGGCTGTTACTGAGCAGGGAGCTGAGGAGGCGTTGGCCGGCGGAGACTTGGGCGGCGACTTGGGCGGCGATCTGGGAGGCGGTGACCTTGGTGGAGACTTGGGTGGTGACCTCGGAGGCGGTGACCTTGGTGGCGACGCAGGCGCCGAACCAGCTGGCGGAGAGCCTGGGGGCGAAGACGACGTTCTTTTGACAACACCGGGACGCCGTGAAGATATGACAGAGGGTGACGACGTACATCACTATGAAAAGAGTTCCTATAAGACAGTTCAGAGGCGCGGCGGTGACCGGCGCCGACGGGAGCGTTCAGGTCCTACCAGTCGTCATATTAAAAATACAGCTTTGCCGGAAGCCCCCCGCCTTGGAACCGCGCGCTCTCGCGCACCGGGCAAGACTAATGTCAAAGATTTGGGCATTGGCAAACTAGAGTTCAAATCTTTAGTTGGCCTCGAAGAGCAAAAAGCTTCTATTTATACTAGTGCAGAAACTACTTTAATTGAAGACACTAGGAAGGTACGCCGATTAGTGGAGCAGTTAGAAACGAAAGAGGCAGAAACACATGAAGCATAATAAGAAAAGAAATATTGCATTTGTTTACGAGACCCTCACTCGCACTCTTACCAAAGCCATTGTGGATAATGATGCCGAACGAAAGGCTCTTATCCTCAAGATCTTACAAGAGCATCTGGGTCCAAATACTGTTTTGGGAGAGGAGTTGCGCCTATATCGGACCCTTCTAGAAACTCGCAATATCCAAGAGAAGGTCGCGAGCCGTCTGATGACTGAAACCAAGGAGGCCCACAAAAAGCTGGATGAGAGTGCATTGTTTGATGCGCAATCTCGTCTTATTGCAGTCATTAACAAGCAGCTGGGAACAGAAGTTTGGGCAACCTTTGTGCCCAATTTTAAGTCATTGGCCTCTGTCAAGGGGATCTTTAGCTCCAAAACAGCGCTGAAGAAAAGAGTTCTTTTTGAGCAAGCTCTTGTAGACCGAATGGCAGAGAAGATCGATTCTCCCCAAGAAACATTGCAGCCCATCGACAATCTTACTTATCATTCTTTTATCAAGAAATTCAATCAAAAGTACGACAACCTTCTTCACGAACAGAAGACGCTTCTGACGCACTACATTACTAGCTTTGCCGATCAGGGGTTCGAGATGAAGCTTTATCTCAATGAAGAATTGGGGCGCCTCAAGTCCGTCCTTACCGAGAATTTGGAAACACAAGAGGAAGGACTCATCAAAGAAAAGATCGAGGGAGTGGTGGAGTATCTAGATAGCTTCCGCAAGCGGGAGTTCGAAGAGAAAGATTTAGGCAAGGTCCTGAAGGTTCAGGATCTCAGCAAGGAGCTACTTGGTCATGATTAAGATTCAAATCGGAGGCCCACAGGCCTCGGTAGCGCTCAACGCGCGACGGGCCTTAGATGGTTCTCTTCTGATTATGGATCATCGCAAGATTGATATTGCTGTTGTCCCGGAAAAAATGAAGGTTATTATTTTTCCCAAAACTACGGCAACCGAAGATGTCTACGACCATCAGAATCGCTTGCTGGAGATGCTAGCAGATAAGGGTATCATCGATCGGTCCAGCATTCAGGGGGGAAACGTCTTTCGTTCTTTGGAGGCCGAAATTTACACCAATGAGCAAGTCAACTCACTACAGGCTGCTGTGTATGTTATTACCGAGTTTTTGGTAAGTGAAGCCGGCAGCGATAAAATTGCCGATGAATACGAGAAAGAACTCGAAGACATGTACACACACCCGTCTGACCGTAACTCCACAGAGTACGGCGAAGTGCCGCAGTATGCGGAGAAGGGCGCGATGCGACCGGGTTACTACTACTATCCGCTCCGCAATCGTTATTAGAACATGGAACTATTACATTTTGTGCTTGCCGCTTACGGCATGACATTTATTATTATTCACGGACATATCTTTAATAAGATCCGCCCACCTTGCAAGTCAATGTGGGGATTTGGTCGTTTATTCCACTGCCATTTGTGCATGGGATTCTGGGTTGGTGTCTTTCTGTGGGGCATTAGTCCCTATACAGAACTATTTAGTTTTAGCAATCAGCCCATGACAGCGTTCATGTGCGGTTGCATTAGTGCTGGAACCTCATACTTTTTAAGTATGTTGGTCGAGGATTACGGGATCAGATTGATCCACAAAGGAGGTGAGAAGTCATGACAAAGTGGATGATCCAACCAGTTCGCAGGTGCTGCTCCGGTAGCATACTTTATGTGGGGTCGAAAGGCCCCACGTTAAACTTAAAAACATCAGAGGAATTAAAACAATGGCGCGCAGAAAGAATACAAAACGAATAGACCCAAGGTACTTCTTGAACGAGACGGTGAATCGTGGGGAAGAAACCGTTGCTGAAGAGGTAGATTGGCGAAAGATCCCGCCACCGGACCCTTCGAGGCGACAAGCCGCCCAGGACCGCTACGATAGGCGCCAGAGAGATGACATAGCTCGCCGCCGGCAGAAAGTTAAGGATGATATCGCAGCGGATAAGTGGAAGAACAGATCCCGCACCCGCAATCAAGAGTGGGGCGAAATAGAGGAAGCCGGTCACGGGCTAGAGGAGGATGTTTTCTCCGCTATTGGCGATATGGTATCGCGAACTGGTCTTGCTGGAGGGAAAGCAAAGAAGAATGTTTTCTGGAGAAAGAAAGGCAAAAGCCGATACGAGAAGAAGATTGACGACACTCCATCGGCAACCAACTGGGACTTCCGGTCTTTTTTCGAGGACGGCGACAAATATGACGCCTCATATGAGGGTCTAGGTCGCGCTTGGGATGACTATCTCAGAACTGTTGTTAAGTCAAAGCAGCGCAGCGCTAAGAAGTCGAACGACGCTTACGAGCGAAAAAAGCAGCGCGAGAGAGACGCGGAAGAGCGCGCCAAGCAGCAACGGCGTAAAGATCGAGAAGAAGCCGAACGAGAGGCTTATCGAAATTCTCCTGAAGGGCGCGACAAAGCGCGAAGGGATGCTGAAATCCAAGCCGACCGCGACCAGAAAGACCGGGTCAGGGCCGCAGCCGCCGCTCGTAAAGAGCGCGAAAGAAAGTCTGGAGGCACAGGATCTTGGACCGATGTGTTTGATTTCTCACATCAGCTGGAAGAGAAAAAGAAGAAATAAACAATGGCTAAACTATTACGAGAATTCTATGAACTATGCGAAGGCGGCGTCTGTCAAGATTTACTGACGGAAGCCGAGAAGACCTTTGTGCGTAATGGTGGTATGATGTTAACTGGCAAGCTGCAGGAAGCAGATGTCCAGAACGGAAATGGACGAGTGTATCCTAGAGGAATCATGGAGCGCGAAGTAAAAAGGTACAAGCAGATTGTTGAAGATAACCGTGCTCTCGGCGAGTTAGACCACCCTGATTCTTCCATCATCAATCTTGCCAACGTTTCCCACATGGTAACTGAGGTATGGATGGATGGTGCCTCCGTAATGGGTAAGTGCAAAGTTCTCAAGACTCCCTCTGGCCAAATCTTGCGCGCCTTGGTGGAGTCGGGAGTGAAGATCGGTATCTCCTCGCGGGGGATGGGATCGGTTACCGAGCGTATGGGCAAGACGATTGTCGAGGATGACTTTCAGCTTATCTGTTTTGACATTGTATCCGAGCCGTCAACCCCCAACGCCTTTATGGCCCTTTCTGAAAATAAGCTCATGAATGAACATGTAGCCAAGACTAACAAAATCATCAACTTGATGGATAGTATTTTAGAGGGTTAATAATGAGAATTTCCCGGGCTGAATTGGATCGTCTGATCGAGGCAGAGATTAATGAAATCTTTGGTTTCGGCAAGAAAGAGGCAACCAAAGAATACCCGGCATCCGAACTAGTGACCATCATTAAGGGACTGAACGATGCGTCTAAAATGTCCGGAGCAAAGCTCACACCCTCACAACGCGAAGCTATTGTAGATGAACTTACTGGCGTTCTTGAAGACGAAGGCTTTGTTGTTAAAGAAAATGAGCGCCTTTTCACCGGTGAGGAAGATGTGGTGGTTACACACCAAAATGCTCCCAAGCTCAAAGTATTTTTAGATACCATAGCCCAAAAGAACCCCAAAGTTTTTAAACAGTTGTTGGCAGTGTTTAATCGTAGCGCCTTGGATATTAGTCCGGTCGTTAAAAGTATAGCTGATAACATTCCCTCGATCCTCACTGTGGCTGATCCCGAACCAGACGAAGACCAGACAGACACCATTGTAGCAGAACCAGTGGCTGCTCCAGATGAAGAAGACCAAACAGACACCATTGTAGCAGAACCAGTCCGGGGCCCGGATCCGGATCAAGAAGACCAGACAGACACCATTGTAACGGAACCAGTTGCTGCTCCAGACCTTGAAGATGAAGAGGAAGACATCCCTTCAATCCTCACTGTAGCAGATCCTGAAGAAGAAGCAGTCGACTTTGGTGAGTTTTTCTTATCCTTGGACGACGAGACTCTAGAGGAATTTTTCTCTTCCGTTGAGCCGAACGACTTTAAGTGGGGGACCATAAGAATTGACATCGAAACCTTCAATCAGCTCCTTGACAAGCGTGCCGACATCTTCGGGCTGAGCCCCAAAGATGCTTATGAGGCTCGCGAGGAACTGCTCGATGATCAGAACGCCGCCGCCCGCGGTCCGGACGAATACGGAATACACCCCAACGAGGTAGCCCGCCTCGCGCAGAAAGCTCAGCAGAAAATGATAGCCCTCGCCAAGGACATATTGGCAAAGGAAGATAGCAAATGGGACGCTGCTCTCGACAAAGTTCAGGCCGGCCTGGACGTCTTAGGTGCCGTGGGGCTTTGGCCTCCTGCCATGGCAGTAAGTAAGCCGGCTACGATTGCCAGCCTTATTTTAAATACGAGTCGAGGCATGTATGGGTGGGCATTATTTGATTTGGTTTCTCTTACTCCTATAGTCGGGGAGGCCATGAAAGCTGGTAAGCTTGGTAAGGGTGCCAAAGGCGCCGTCGCGGCCGCCCGTGCCAAGAAGTTTGGAACTCTGCGAAAGTTGGTCAAGGCCGGCCATGCCGGAAAAGCTCGAACAGCCTCAAAGTACCTAAAAAATGCGCGAGCCGCGACTGTTCTCGAACAAGGAGCCGCAGGGATCGTGGAACTTATCCCAGATGATTTATTGAAAAAACTCATCAACGAAAAGACTGATGAGGGTGAACCCATGATCCCATGGATGATTGCACAGTTGGGCAAAGTTCCGGGACTGGGGAACAAAGTGGAAAACCTCCAACGTGCCTGGCAAGAGGTGGTGAGTGCCGCCAAAGCTGAAAAAATGAATCCAGCTCTAGCCGAACATAAAGAACTTGATAGAATGAAAGTATTAGCAGGTATAAAATGAAAAAGTCAGAACTAAAGAAAATCCTCAAGCCTCTGGTTAATGAGTGCATTAAAGAATCCCTCATGGAAGACGGACTTATCTCGGGTATTATAGCTGAGGTCGTCAAAGGAATGAACACCCCCCAGCCCATTGTAGAGCGTCAAGCCGCGCCTAAGGCTGATCCCGTAAAAGAGCGCATGCGACGAAATGCGTTTAGCGAGGAGCAGGGTAACAAGCTAAAACAACATAAGAAGAAGTTGATGGCCGCCATTGGCGGCGGCGCTTTTAATGGGGTCGATCTCTTTGAAGGGACAACCCCGGCCCCTGCCCAAGGGTCACCGCAACAGCAAGCCAACCCTATGGCGGGCCACGCGCCTGACGATGCTGGTGTGGATATTAGCAATTTATTTGGTTCCGTGGGGCGCAATTGGAGTGCCCACATGAACGAAGTAAAAGAGAGAAAGTAGGTGAATTGTGGCAACTAATGTGAGAGTAGATTTACGTCGCGGAGAGAGTTCGGAACGACTCATACGACGGTTTATCAAAAAATGTAAACGTGATCGAGTGATAGAAACTTATCGAGCCCGAACGGATCATTACGTAAAGCCCTCTGTCAAGAAAAAACTGAAAAGCCAGAAAGCCCAACGCGAGCGCCTTAAGCTGGAAAGAAAGCGACAAAGGAAAATGTTTAGATAAACATCAAGTTCGATGCTACTTAATAAGACGGAGATTAGAATATGTCGACATATAATTATACCCCGGGACTAGGAAGCGCGGCCTCATACCAAGTATCTGGGAAGCCGTGGGTATCTGCAAGCATAAGCCCTATCGATGGGGTTGTTGAGATTAAATTCCCGGCTGTAACCAGCTGGGTCTCAGTAAGAAACATGGGTGGAAGTCTGGCTATCGTGGGTTTTTCCGAAGCCGGAATCCTGTTGGAATCACACGGTTGGCCCCTCGATGCAGTTTCGGGCACCTTTGGTCCGGTAGATCTGAAGCTTACGCGCCTTTATGTTAGTGGATCCAGACAAGACCCGAAAAGTCTTTTCGTCGCCGCTGGGCTCACCTCCATTCCTGTAGAGCAGCTGGATTATGCGTCTGGTAGTGTGGTACAGTTAGGTGGTGCAGGAATTCAAGGTCCCAACTGGTCCGGTTCAGCAGGCGTCGGCTAACAAGGAGGGTTACGCGCGGTGCCGCTACAATACAACGGATGGGCTTATGTTAGTTGCTCTTCGGGGGGGAGTCATTCTCACCCCGGGACAGCTAGTGCCCAGGGGCCAACAGGGTCTTTACAGTTCCATTCAGGATCCTCGGTCCCTGGTGGAAGTGGTATTAGTGGGTCTTCGCAACTCTTATACCTAACTGCCTCATCGCAGCTTATCCTCACTGGCAATCTTCTAGTTAGTGGAAATATTGTTGCCCGTAATTTTGATGTTATCAATCATACCATTACTTTCTTATCCTCCAGTGGGGATTCTAAATTTGGCGATACCAATGAAGACTGGCATACATTTACTGGAAGCCTCGCTGTTAAAAGAATAGGCGTTACGGCTAATGCATTTACTCTTACATCCTCCGGGCCTCCGGGCGATGCAGCCTCTATGCCGCGACTGGGAATTGGAGTTACCAATCCGTACGCAGCTCTCACAGTTAGTGGATCTCAGGCGGTAAATTACCGTACCACCAATACCGACACGAGCATTTCATCTGATGATTATTTTGTGGTAGTGAGCGTGGCATCCACAACAACTGTCACGTTGCCTGCAGCTACAACCGCCGGAATCGGCCGGGTAGTGGTGGTGAAAGCCGGAACTGCCGCTCCCGATTTAACGGTGAGCGCCTCTGGAGGCGATACGATCGATGGAGACCCGTGGCAAAAGCTCTTATCGGACCATGCATCTGAAACCTATGTTTGTGACGGCACCAGTGCTTGGTGGATTATCTAGACGAGTTATGAGACGAGATGGCGTACAATGCATTATCAGGAACAATCAAGCAACTCCACTCCGCCAGCCTTGCTCTCACGGGCACTTTTTCGGGAGATGGGTCCGAACTCGCCTTCCCTACTTCTCAAATTCCCGAATATGTCGTCACCCCTGACGACAATCGTTTAATAACCTTTACTAATACCACCGGAAAGACTCTGCGAGGTGAGGCTGATCTCACTTTTGATGGGGCTAACCTTTCCATTCTCAATGGGGGAATCACCAAGGTTCTCCTTGACAACACTGGTCTTATATCAGCGAGCAATAATATTTCCGCTGCCTTTTTCTATGGCGACGGTCGCTATCTTACTGGGATTACGGCCAGTGGGGGAGGAGGCTCCGCCAGCGCCCAGGGCCCCGTGGGTGCTCTTCAGTTTCAAACAGGCTCGGGGGGGATCTCGGGAAGCGCTCTGGTGCTTTATGATTTTACAAATAAAGCAATGCAGATCAAAGCTGGACTGGTCCATGCTAGGACCCCCATTACTACAAATCATACGGCTGCCGCCAATGAGTATTATTTAGGGGTAAGAGCGGCATCCCTTGAGATTTTATTTGATGCTACAAAATGCGTGGGAGGTCAGACATATGTAGTAAAGGACGAAGTGGGAAGTGCCGACCCTACAACTCCCATCACCCTTAAAGCATCAGCCAGCCAGCTAATTGATAATACATCCAGTCTCACTATTCAATCGCCTTATGGCGCGATTCATATGTATACCGATGGTAGTAATTGGTACGTCTACTAAAAAATAAAAAATATTAAAAGCTTTTCTCTCTCCGCACGTCTAATTGTATCAGAAACGAATGTGGATATATTATGGTCCATTGCGCCTCGATGCGCCCACTTCGTAACTTTCTTCTAATTTCTTACACGTTTCGCCATAATCTATAGGAGGATTTTATAATGGCATATAAATTTCAATTGGGAACATTCCAGTCCCCAGGTGATATTAAACTAGTCGGCGGCGCCGACCTTTCTGGCTCGGCTGATGTTGAGGTAGCCAACGATGTTGTTCTTAACAACGACGGTGTTGTCTATTTTAACGGAGACGGTGGCTCAGTAAAGATTAGCTCCAACGGCAGCAACGATCTTGTCCTTATGGGCGCTAATCAGGTCGTCAACGGTACGGCACTCAAGCCGCAATCAGATGCTGGCACTGACCTTGGTGCTTCTGGCGCTGAGTTCAAGGATCTGTACATTGACGGTGTAGCATACATTGACAGCCTTCAGGCTGATCAGCTTGGTGCAGCACTTGATGCTAACAGCCAGGCCATCACCAACATTAATGTTGACAGTGGTGCAATTGATGGAACTACTGTTGGAGCCAGCTCACAGGCTGCTGGTAAGTTCACCACCCTTTCGGGCTCTGGTGCTCTGTCTGTCGCGGGCAATATCGTCCCCGGCGTCGGCTCCGATATTATCCCTGATGCTGACGGTCAGACCTCACTCGGTAGTGCGGCCAAGAGCATTAAAGAGGCTCACATCTCCGGCTCTAACTCGAAGGCAGGTAAGGATGTAGTTATTTCTGACCACATGTCCCTGGGTTACTTCGAGACCGACCATGGTGATACGTATTATGCAATGTTGAACAGTGGCCAAGGCGGATCCGACGCTACGCCGTTGCTTATCTCTGCTTCGGCGGGTATTGAGATTCATTCTCACGATGTGGCTGACGACTACCAGGGTTTCACTGTATGGGGTACTGATATGTCGTTTTATGAGTCCGGCGGCTCGACGGCCGCGTCCGCCTCGATTACTCGGGAGGGGTCGATCTCTGGTTCGAATTTTTATTTGGACACTACCGGAGAACTCCGTGTGGGTTCGAGCGCGCGCTTGAATGTTTCTGGTAACGTTTTCTTGCCTGATAACTCAATCACCAACGATAACCTCGCTGGTTCGATCGCTAACGCCAAGCTTGCTAACAGCTCCATCACTCTCACACAGGGTGCTGGTATGGCTGCTCTGGGTGCTGTGTCCCTTGGTGGTTCGGTCACTGTTGCTGTTGACGGGGTCCTCGAAGATCTTGACACTCTCGGCGCTCCTTCTGCTGATGGTGAATTCATTGTTGCTACTGGCGCAGGCGCCTTTGCTTATGAGAGCGGCGCCACTGCTCGTACGAGTCTTGGTCTCGGTACCAGTGACAGCCCGACTTTTGCTGGTCTGACTATCAACGGAAACATGAGTGCTAGTGGTAACTTCTACGTTGCTGGAACCATCACTTCGGTCAACACCGATGAATTGGTGATTAAAGACAAGACTGTAACAATCGGCTCCGGTTCAAGCAGCAAGGCAAACGCTGCTGGCTCTGCCATCCGCATGCCTTACGCTGCTGATAACTCCGACTATTTCGAGTGGGTATACCTGACGAACGGTACTGGTGATGCATCCGCATCTGGTGACATTTTTGTTGCTCGTGATGAGTCGGGCAACCTGATCGATATTCAGGCTGCTAACATTTACGGTACTGTGACTGGTGACATTGTCGCCAACGTCCAGGGCATCGGCGATGCGGCGGGTACTCTCCAGGTTGGTTTCAACTATGGTACTACCACGCTTACTGCTAATCGCACATGGACCCTTCCAGCCAGCCCGACCATTGGTCAGGTTGTTAACGTGAAGGCTCCGAGTAGCCTTGGTGGCTTCAAGATCGTGGTTGATCATGCTGGAACGCAGACTATCGACGGCGAAGATTCCGTGGATATTGTCTCCGATGACGGTGCGGTCAACTTGATGTATGTCGCTTCCGATAAGTGGAGCATCTACTAGGATAGAGGTCTCTTCGGAGACATCACCTTGGTGATGATAAATATTAAGGGTGGGTATCTTTCGGGGTACCCGCCCTTTTTACTTTAAACATTCATAGATTAGATTGGATACTATTTATTATACCCGGAGAATAATCAATGGCATACGGTTCAGCAAAAGGTAGAATATTTAGAGGCGATATTTACGCCGAGGACGATCCTAATCAGGATACATACATAGACTGGGGAAATGACTTTATTTCCTTTGGTGTAGGTGGAGTTAAAGTACTCAACGTTTCCGCCTCGGATACGCTGGTTCAAGTTTTAGGGCAGATCTCTGCCTCTTCTAATATCACAGCATCTGGCCATGTCTCGGCTTCAGCTTTCTATGGCGATGGTCAATACCTCCACGGCATCGCGACTAGTTCTGCCGCCGGGGCCACCACTAATATCCAGTTTAATAATGGAGGTACCCTCGGAGGCACCAATAGTCTTAAATGGACCGGCTCCAAGATGATAGTGAGCGGGGCCCTATCCGCATCAGCTAATCTTACAGCATCTAATGTGTTCGTGCCCTCTGGAAATTCTATTTTCTTTGATGCGGCCAAAACTTACAAAATTACAAATAACGGCACTAATCTCGATATCAATGGCGACAACATAATCTTGAATGCTAACACTCAAGTTTCTGCCTCGGCCAATCTTTCGGCCTCTGCTTTTTATGGTTCCAACGCTTATGTGTCAAGTCTCACCAGCAGCGGGGTCGTCGCTGCAGGCCCCAACGGAAAACTTACTTCCTCGGCCGAATTTACGTACAGTGATGATGGTATAGGTGGCGGTAAGTTCCTACAGGTTCGTACAAAAGGCCCAGGAGCTAATAACTTTACAGGTATTATGGCGAAGACCGCTTCTATTTCCGTTCTCAATGCTGCTGAAACTGGGCTGCTGGTATACCTAGGTCATGACGGCACTATTTCGGCCTCTTCTCATATCACCGCTTCTGGCCATGTATCAGCCTCTGCTTTTTATGGCGACGGCCAGTATTTGAAGAACGTGGGAGGCGGCGGTACACCCGGCGGCTCGAACACGAACATTCAGTTTAACAATGCGGGCGCCTTCAGCGGCTCCGGCAATTTCAGCTTCCTGGGCGATAAAGTTATGATGAGCGGGTCTATTTCAGGATCCGGTCAATTGATAATGTCAGGCGCCCAGCTTCCCTTTGTTAAGTTGGGATCCAACGCGTCGAGGAGTTATCCCACCTATATCTCCTCGTCCATTTTGAGTAGTTCGGCGGACTTTACTTTGAGTCCTGCTGGTAAAATTATCCTCGATGGCTCGGACGTTGGGGGCGTCGGCGGAATCAATCTGCGCAACCGAGGGAGCAGTTATGCCTATTTCCGGAGCAGTAGTTATAATGGGAAGACAGCTATTGATATTTATCCCGAAGGCCTGTTGGGCGTTACGATGCTTACAACGGCCGGCTCCATGGGAGTTATACACAAGTCTTTCATTCTCGATCCCACTGGTTCTACCATCGATGGAGTTAGCAAAGGCCTAGCGATTGTCTCCGGAAGTCTCACTGCGTCTCATAATATTTCGGCCTCTGCTTTTTATGGCTCTACTGCTTATGTGTCGAGCCTAACCAGCAGTGGCATCGTGTTCGCCGATCTGGACGGTAACGGACAACTGACGTCATCGGCCGACTTTACATATAACGACGACGGCCTAGGCGGCGGGAGTTTCCTGCAGGTGCGGACTAAAGGCCCCGCCGGCAACAACTTCACCGGTATTATGGCGAAGACCGCTTCCATTTCGGTCCTTAATGCAGCTGAGGACGGTCTTCTTGCCTACCTCGGCCATGACGGGATTATCTCGGGCGCTGCACTCACTGTTACCCATGTGAGTGCCTCAAGCGCCATCACGGTAAATACAGCCAGCTCGGCTGCAGCATTGAGTGTGCTGGGTTCGGCCGCCGGAGATCAGTTGCGGGTGGGAAGTGGAGGAACTTATCATTATAAGATGGGACGCAATGCCGGCGGCCTTCTCCAATTTAAGGGTACTCAGCCCAACTTCACTGGCTATGACTTCCAGGATAACAGTGGCTCCCCGATGCTCCGGGTCAATACTAACGGCAATGTAGATGTTTATGCGAGCTTGTCGGCCTCTGCCAATATTTCGGGCTCAGGCCTTTATGTCTCCAATGTGACCCTTATAGATGGCGGCGCCTCTTTTGGTAAAAGCCAAAAACCAAAAATTGCCTTAGAGGTTCATTATACCGGATCTAAAGCCCCGTCGGTACTTCCAAACAATACGGGTGCCGGCGAAGTGGTTTATTTTGGCACTAGCTCAGCCAGCGGCCTACAAACGGGGGCCCTCTATTATCTTAACGATCAGGGTGGATGGGCTTCCGCCTCGGCTGCCCAAACGGGAAGCAGTCCCACGAGCGGTGGGGGAGAGAGTCAACTCTTGGCTATTTCCTTGGGAAGCAACCCCTCAAGTGATGGTATGCTAATTCGGGGTTTTGTGGATGCCGAGACTTATTTCGTCGGAAACTACAAGACCGGCAGTGCCGTCTATGTGTCCACTTCCAGCGCAAAGTTCAAAAGTGTTGCCCCCACCGCCTCAAATAATTATGTGCGAGTGATTGGCTATGCCACCACTACACCTAAGGTTATATATTTCAATCCCGGCTCTACTTACGTGGAGCTGGCCTGAGATGACTAACCTAAGAGTCCTAAGGAGAGGCACCTGATATGGCATCAACACCTAAAAATCTTTGCACCCACAACACTGAGCAAACCATCACAGCCCGGAAAACTTTTACCGATGGTGTTGCAGCAAACAAGTTTGAGCTTCTGGATGGAACCGAACTTAAGCCGCCCGCCATCGAGGTAATGAAAAGCAATGTGGTCAATCGCCTAGTGGTAGGAGGCGGCAATGCCAAGTTGGATACCACTACAGACATTCTTCTTGCTAAAGATACGGTTGTTGTTGCCAAAGAGGTGACGGCACCCGGCTTTAGTGGAGATGGGAGCAAGCTCACCAATATCCCCTCTAGCGCCATCTCGGGCGCCCTCCCTTTAGAGCAGCTGGCCCACAACAATGCGTGCTTTGAAATAGTAGACGAAAAGCTATCACTCAAGCTAGATCCCTCTTCGCTGCTTCGAATGAGTGATACAGGACTTTCAGTAAGTTTTTCTGATACACCCGCTCTACCGGATGCCAGCAAGTTTGATCATATTTTAGTTAACTCACAACGTAGCGGCGTCGGCCGCCTTTCAATTACTTCTTTAATGGGGCACATTGCCGCCATGAATAGCCAAGTCTTGAATGTGGTCAATGGCGGTGATAGCTTAGGTTCTGGCGTTTCCCTTTACAAGGGTAAGGTTACCAAGGGACGTAATCAACACCTACAATTCAAAACTCTAGTGTTTGATGATAACTTCCTTATTAGAGAGGATGAGAATCATATTCATATCGGAATCAAGGACCTGGCACTAGAGGAAACGAAAAAGCAACAGCAACAATTATTGGATGAAATAGTTTCACTTTCAACACAACGAACCGCTGCGCAACTAAGTACAGTATCAGCCCTGGAAGCACAAATCACATCAACTTTAGAAGAAATGAATCAAGCAGAGAAGGATTATAAAAGCGTTATTCGAAATAGTAAAAAAGAGCTGGATCAATTACTAAGCACTCTTAGGGCTGTCCGGGACTAAGAAATTCATCCTCCTCGGGCATTTCGAAAACCTAATCACTAGTTATTAGTGGAATTTTAGCTATTGGAGTTAGTTTATGTCTTCCTTATTAGAAGAAGCAATCGTAGATGCTGGCGCCCTCAAGGAGGCCGCACTCAAAAATGCAGAGTCGGCCGTCCTCGAACGGTATGCGGACGAGGTACGTACAGCAGTCAACACCCTGCTAGAACAGGAAATGGGCGACGATGCCGCCATGGGCCTTGGAGGCCTTGAGGAAGACGACGGCGTCGCAGCTGCCCCTTCCACAACTTTTATGGAAGATGTGCCTTACGGCTTCCAGAGCGAACAGTTGGATGCCCCCGCGGCTGACGAGTTGGTTGAAATTGATTTTGATGCCCTGAAGACTCGTATCGCCGAGGAGGAGGCCGCCGGGGTTGAGGCCAGCGCTGCTGATCTCAATGATTCGCTTGAGCTAGCCGAAGAGATTACTGACACAATGCTAGACAACGATGCGGAAGAGGACTCCGCCGAACTCGCCGGATCCTCTGCGCGAGTGGACTTAGAAGAAGACCAAGAGATTCCTTTAAGTGAGGAACTCTTGGCCGACCTGATTGAAGAGTTGGTTGTAGATATGACCCCGCGCCCCCAGGGCTGGTCCTCTGTCAACTCTGCGTACAACAGTGTCGAGCAGGCCAACAACGATGCCATGGCCGCTGCCCAGGCTGCTCACCTGGAAGAAGAAGATATCGAAGAGGAAGTCGATACGGCCCCTGACGTCGTGAGCGACGCCGGCCTTTATGAGGCCAAGATTTCCGAACTCAAAGAATCCAACCGAGAGCTACGTGCTCTCATTATGGAGGCCAAGGCTCAGCTTAATAAGTTGAACTTGGCAAACGCCAAGCTTGTTTATCAAAACAAGGCTTTGAATAGCACCTCCTTGAATGAGCGGCAAAAGAATCAAATTGCCGAAGCTGTTCAGACTGCCAATTCTGTTGAAGAAGCAGCGATGATCTATGAAACAATTCAAAACGCAGTGGGGAACACTCCTGATCAGAGAACACGTCCACAAACACTTCGTGAAGCTGTTACAAGACCAACGTCGCTTTTGATCAATTCTAAGAAAAACAACACGGCAACTCGCGATTCTAAGATGGATCGCATGCTGCGTTTAGCAGGTTTGAATAATAAATGACATTCAACAATTATAGGAGGTTATAAAATGTCTATTGTACAGAAATTAACCGAAGGAATCGTCAACCGTGACCTCTCGGCCGAAGGTGCCGCTCTCATTTCTAAGTGGGAGAACACCGGACTGCTTGAGGGAATTAGCGATGATGGTCTTCGGAACGGAATGGCCCGATTGCTTGAGAACCAGGCAAAGGAGCTTCTCCGTGAGTCTTCCAGCATGAGTGCTGGTGACGTTGAGGGTTTTGCAGCTGTTGCATTCCCCCTCGTTCGCCGAGTCTTCGGCAACCTGATCGCCAACGATCTCGTTAGCGTCCAGCCGATGAGCCTGCCCTCAGGCCTCATCTTCTTCCTCGACTTCACGATCTCTGGTCAGATCGGTGGTCGTGCTCGTGGTGTCTTCGATGATGGCTACCCCAGTGGTTCGTCCATTTACGGAGGCAACGTGGTGGGTGCCCAGCTTACTGGTGGTGTCAACCTTACCGGTGCGTTCTCTGAGGACGGTCCTTATGCTCTCAACAACGGCTACTCGTCTCCGACCTCGTCGCTGCTGTGCACAGGAATTACGATTGTTGCTTCGGGTACTGTCTCGACGTCTAGCATTCTGAACTTCCGCGGCGCAGCTGCTCTGCGGACTGAGCAGAGCCTGCTTGAGTTCGATGCGGATCTCCCCAGTGGTACCACGTTCGCTGTTGCTACTGTGCCTTTGGCTCAGCTTGTCAACGCCCAGCTCAACACGGACGATCTGATTACGCTGGCTCCCACGGGTGCCATTGCGGGTGCTCCCGCGGCAGCCATTCGCCGTAGCCTTACCCGCCGCGATCCGAATGCTCCGAACACCACCCTGCTTGTGACTCTTGTCGACTATGCTGGTGGCCAAAACCCCGGTCAGCTGTCGTCCTCGCTGGTTCCGACTGTTGCTGGTGCTGGTACAGGCCGTAACGCCTTCTACTTCACTATCACCGACAACTTTGCTGGTGCTGGTGCCCCCGTTGGTGCGGTTCTCCCGACTTCCACATGGGGACTCGAAGGTAGTGCTGACATTCCCGAGATCGACATCAAGGTCGATTCCGTGTCTGTCACGGCGATCACCAAGAAGCTCAAGGCCAAGTGGACCCCGGAGTTAGGACAGGATCTTAACGCCTACCACAACCTTGACGCCGAAGTCGAGCTGACTCAGATTCTTTCTGAGCAGATCGCTCTTGAAATCGATCAGGAGATCCTTGAGGACCTTCGTATCGGTGCTCGGGCTGGTGTGAAGTACTGGAGCCGGAACCCCGGCCAGTTTGTCAACCGTGACACTGGTACGCCTCTGGCCGCTGGTACGGCTGACTTCACGGGTAACGTGAGTGAGTGGTATGAGACTCTTGTTGAGACAATCAACGAGGTTTCGGCTGCAATCCACCGTAAGACTCTCCGTGGTGCTGCCAACTTCGTCGTCTGCGGACCTGAAGTTGCCAACATTCTTGAGTTCACGGCTGGCTTCCGTGCCAATGTGACTGCTGATGATGAGCGCGGCGATGCCGGTGCTGTCAAGGTTGGTTCGCTTTCCAAGAAGTTCGACATCTTTGTCGATGCTTACTTCCCCCGTCAGGTTCTCCTGGTGGGTCGACGTGGCAGTAGCTTCCTTGAGAGCGGCTATGTGTATGCACCTTATGTGCCGCTGCAGACCACACCTACGATCTTCGGTGTTGAAGACTTCGTGCCCCGTAAGGGCGTGATGACCCGATACGCCAAGAAGATGGTCCGTCCTGATATGTATGGACTCGTAATTGTGCGTGGTCTAGTCTAGTACTAGCCTGACTTAAGGTCAAAATACTGAAAGCCCCGTCTCTTTTGAGGCGGGGCTTTCTATTTAGTAATAGTCTAATTGAGGATTATACATGGCCATCCCTAATCTAAACCCCGCATCTACCAGTAATGCCAATATCTTACCGGTTACCGGGACCACCTCCGCAGTCGCTGCCGCATTGCCTTTTGGAATTTATGCAAGTTCTACGTCTTTTGTTTCGGGCGCAGCTGACCAAGTAGCTTTTACCTATAAAAAGCTGGGAGGTGACGTTCTGGATATTGAGCTAGCCCCCGGTAATGTGTACGCCGCATATGAAGAGGCAGTTTTAGAATATTCATATTTGGTAAACATTCATCAAAGTAAGAATGCTTTATCGGATCTCCTCGGTGCCCCCACGGGTACTTTTGATCATGATGGCATCATCACCAATGCTCTTTCTGGTGCGAGCGCATCGCTTGCATATCCACGATTTGATTATGGTTTTGCGCGTCGAGTGTCTGAACGCTCGGCCACTGAAACCGGTTTGGGAGGAACCCTGCCGATCTATTCCGGATCCTTTGATATGGTACCCCTGCAGCAGGACTATGACCTGCAAGCCATCATCTCAGCGTCGTCGGCCCTTACCGCCACCCTTCCTTATGCGGGTCAGGTGCAGGATAAGCGAATTGTAGTGCGTAAGGTATTTTACAAGACGCCCCGCGCGATGTGGCGATTCTATGGATACTATGGAGGCTTCTCAGTGGTGGGGAACCTGCGTACGTACGGCCAGTATGCTGATGATTCTACATTTGAAATTGTGCCGGTGTGGCAGAATAAACTACAAGCGATGGCTTATGAAGATGCTATCTATACTCGTATCTCTCATTACTCATATGAGATTAAAAACAATAAACTGAGGATATTCCCACAGCCCGATAGCACAAGCCCCGATAAGTTTTGGATTCAGTTTACTATTGAAAACCAATATGATCCCTGGTCCGAAGGCGCCGGAGAGCCTAAGTCGGGCATCAAGGGTATCAACAACATGAATACGCTGCCCTTTACAAACCTGCCTTACGAGAATATTAATGCGATTGGTAAGCAATGGATTCGAAGGTTTGCTTTGGCTTTGACAAAAGAAATGCTGGGACAGGTCCGGGGCAAGTTCGCCACAGTTCCTATTCCTGGCGAAAGTGTTACTCTCAACGCCGCTGAATTGCTGTCCCAGGCTAAGGCAGAGCAAGAAATGCTCCGTACGGAACTGAAGACGACGCTTGACGAACTTACATATACAGAGCTTGCAGCGAAGGATGCTACCCTCCAGGATTCAACCAAGAAAGTTATGGAGAACATTCCGCAAGGCATCTTTGTAGGGTAATTGAGTCATGGCGGACCCTAAAGACAAGTGGACACAGCCAGCAGCTCCCCCTCCTCCCATGTTCTTTGGGAAGAAGGAGCGCGATCTTGTTAAGCAGGTTAATGACGAATTAGCTGAACGGGTGTTGGGGCAAACGATTGCCTATTATCCTGTTTCCCTGGAAGATACTAACTTTCATGACGTATACGGCGAGGCCATCAACAAAGTTACGCTTCCCGCGGTGCGAGTGTATGCATACGTCATCGTGGACAACGAGCAGACTAATGAAAAATATGGTTATGAGTACAAGACCAAGCTCACGGTTAACTTTCATCGTCGCAGGTTGGTAGAAGACCAAGACTTATTTGTTCGCGTTGGAGACTTTGTTCAATATGGCGACGAGTTTTATGAAATCGTACGTACTTATAATAACACGCGTTACTACTTTGGTCAGGTAGAGCATATATTTCAAGTGAGTGCTGAGTGCATCAAGTCGCGTAAGGGTAATTTCCATGTCCCGAAGTAAGAAGAGTCAAAAACAACTACAAGCAAAACTCCCCAGGCGCTTTGATCATGTGGGCGATCCTGGCGTGGAAGGTGAATTGCAGGTTATAGAATTCATGGAGTCTACTCTGGAAACTATTGATGGTGCCATGCTAGATTTCTTGACGCACGATTTGGATCTTTTTGTTACTACCAACGAAGGTTTCCGGCGCGTCCCACCTCTGTGGGTAACGGCGGAACGCGCCTATCAGATTAAGAACAATAAAGAGTTGCGCGATGATGAAGGCACCCTAATTTTGCCTCTTCTCACGCTGACTCGCACAGAGGTTACCAAAGAGCAGGATTTTCGGGGTACCGTGTTTGCCAATATGTATCCTTATCCGGATGCCAAAGGCGGAACGATCACCGTCGCCCGCCGCATCAATCAAAAAAAGACGGCAGAATTCCAAAATGCCGCCGCCAACCGCCGCTATGGGCCCAACCATGATGTGCGATCGCGAATGTATAATAGCCCCAGCCGGGACATGACCACCCAGAGGGTCGTTTATGAGACGATGAGTATCCCTCTCCCTACGTGGGTAAAGGTCCAGTATCAGATATCTATTCGCACCGAGTATCAGCAACAAATGAATCAGCTTATTCAGCCGTTTGTTACGGTTCCTGGGAATTCCCGGATGCCGCGGCGGATTCACAAAGAGGGGCATTTTTATGAAGTGTTCATCAATGGCAATTTCCAGAATAATGCGAACCAAGCGAACCTCGCAATGGCCGAACGCAACTATGAAACCAATATCAGCGTCGAGGTGCTCGGGTACCTTATCGGTTTGGGGGAAAACCAAGAGCGTCCCCGTATTGTGAAACGCGAAAATGCGGTGGAATTCAAATTTTCTCGGGAGAAAACTATGCTGGGGGATATCCCCACTACCGTGAAGGATGCGTTTTATAGAGAATAATATCCTTGCGCTATTCTCTTGCCCGCATTCCGTACTATTTAGAATAAGAATATCTACGGTTTAGGAGACCTTGTCTTATGTCAGTAAAGAATTATAGATTTGTATCGCCGGGGGTTTTCGTCAATGAAATTGACAACTCTCAGCTGCCCGCCTCTCCTGCAGGCATCGGCCCCGTCATTATCGGACGTGCCGAGAAGGGCCCCGCACTACGCCCCGTTACAGTAAATTCCTTTTCGGAATTTGTGAATGTATTTGGCGCCCCTGTCCCCGGTGGAACGGGTGGAGATGTATGGCGCGAAGGGAATCAAGTTTCCCCCATGTATGGCACCTACGCCGCACAAGCTTATCTCCGCAACAGTTCTCCTCTGACTTATATTCGCCTCCTCGGATCGCAGTCTCCTAATGCATCCGGAGCAGGCCTGGCTGGCTGGCAGCTTTCTTCGCGCGCCACCGCTAGCGCCTATGGGTTGTTCATTTTCGACTCGGGCTCACTCCCGGCCGGCTCCGGTGGTGGATCCACTGGCGGCACCCCTCTCACTGGCGCGCTGGCTGCTATCTGGTATGTCGCCAATGGTACTACAGTCTCGCTGTCGGGGAACATTGTCGTGCAACGCGGTACGGGCTCGGTGCTGTCCACTCCCGTGGCCGCCCGAGGCACCAACGCTGTTATGCATGCCATCAGTAACGCCAACTATGAGTTCAAGGTCTGTATTGCTAATGTTTCGGGCACCACGGACCTGACGAGTTCTTTTAACTTTGATACCAATTCTGAAAAGTACATTCGCAATATTTTCAACACTAATCCGCAGCTGACCAATGGCACGGTGACAAGCCCGTCCCAGCAAGTAAATTACTTCCTGGGCGAAACCTTCGATCAGCACCTTAAATCCAACATTGCGAGCGGTGTGTATTTCGGTGCCATCCTTCCTCTTTATAACAGTGGAAGCAGTCAAGCAGCCAGCAACTTCCAGAGCCAGGTCGTGGGTGCCGAAGGTGCGTTTGTGATCGGCCAAGATCTGAGCAATGATTTTGCGAGCTATGTGGCTGCCAATCAGCAACAGCTCTTCAAGGTTGTCACTCTGAATGAAGCGGGTGATTGGAGCAACCGTAATATCAAGGTTTCCATTCAGGATATTAAGGAATCTACTAACACCAGCAATCCCTATGGAACCTTCTCGGTAGTAGTTCGCCGGCTTAGCGATAGTGACAATGTAGTTGAAGTAATTGAACAGTTCAACGATTGTGATCTCAACCCTAACTCACTCAACTATGTTGCGCGCAAGATTGGAAGCCAGTATACCAGCTGGGTTCCGAGCGAGCGACGATATCGAACACTTGGTGATTGGCCCAATGTTTCCGAGTACATTCGTGTGCAGATGAACAGCGATGTGGATGCGGGCGCAACCGATGCTCGATACTTGCCCTTTGGTTACCTCGGGATTACCAAATGGCGGGATGAAGACATAGAGGCCGCGGCCACCTCCCGCGGTGGCAATTGGATTACTGGCTCCAGAACCGACTTCCCTACAGCCGTGACTGCCTCGTCGGCACTTCCCATTCTCTCGCTTCTTAGTGCCTCTACAGCCCTCGCGGCCAATCTTCTCTATCCTACCCCCGCTTTCCGCGTTAGTGCGAGCGAGGGTGGCCTGAGCAACCAGACCGATGCATATTTTGGTTTCCGAACAACTGTCTCTCTTGCGAGCACTCGCTTCGCTCCATCAGTGGTGGACATTGTACGTCCGCGCGGCGGCATTGTCGGATCCTTCACTCCGCCGAATGCTCAAACGGAACGCTCGGTAGCTTTCTCGCTTGATGATATCGGCCCCAACGCTGGCACTGCGCGCTGGTCCCAAACGGGTCGGTCCGGAGGCACATCATACACTGCTGCCACCGGCTCGACTGTGGGTGTTCTGGATGCAGGTTATGACCGCTTTACCCTTCCTGTTTACGGCGGATTTAATGGTCTCAATATTGTGGAAATGGATCCATTCCGAAACACATTTATTGATGATAGCAACGATGAAGATCTGAACTACGCTCGTTCCACCATCAAGCGAGCCATTGATGCTACGGCCGACCCGGAAGTGGTGGAGATGAATCTTGCCTCGGTCCCGGGCCTTACGGACGACGGCCTCACCACTCACCTCATTCAGACATGTGAGGACCGCGGCGACGCGCTAGCGGTGGTCGATGTCGCCGGCGGCTTTAGCCCGCGTGCTGAAGGGCGCCAAATTACCCGCAACAACACGTCGGCCGCACTGAATACAATTATTACCAATCTGCGTAACCGCGGCCTCAACAGCTCTTATGGTTGCACTTTCTATCCGTGGCTCCGAGCCCGTGATAGCATCAATGGTGCGATGCTGTGGGTGCCTCCCTCTGTGGCAGCGATCGGTACTTTCTCAAGTTCCCAGCGGAAGACCCAGGTTTGGTTTGCACCGGCAGGCTTCAACCGCGGCGGCCTGAGTGAGGGATCGGCAGGTATTCCAATCATCGATGTTTCGCAGCAGCTTACACGGCAGAACCGTGATGACCTGTACTCCGCAAACATTAACCCGATTGCGAAGTTCCCCAGCGAAGGAATTGTGGTCTTTGGACAAAAGACGCTGCAGGTTACTCCCTCGGCCCTCGACCGCATCAATGTCCGTCGTCTGATGATCTTCGTCAAGAAGCGCATCTCGCAGATCGCTTCCGGATTGCTTTTTGATCCCAATGTGCAGCAGACATGGCTCCGCTTCACCTCTCAGGTCAATCCCTTCTTGGCTAATGTCCAGACAAACTTCGGCTTGACTGACTACAAGGTTGTCCTTGATGATACAACAACGACCCCCGACTTGGTTGATCGCAACATTCTGTATGCGCGCATCTTCCTCAAGCCGGCTCGTGCAATCGAGTTCATTGCGATTGACTTCAACATCACTCGCACAGGAGCAGCATTTGACGACTAATAATGCGGGAGGTTTTGAACTCCCGCACTACTTAACTTTAGAACGTATATAAGGAGACTATGACAGATGCCATTTTGGACAAGCGCCCTATCCGAGCCGAAACGATCACATCGCTTTTTGCTTTATTTCCCTAGACTGACTAGTGCAGACAACGAGTTCGCCTACGAGCCGTACCTTGCACGAGACGTCACGAAGCCTAACTATCAGGTTAGTTCTACTCCTCATAAGTTCTTAGGTAACACCTATTACTACCCCGGCACGGTTACATGGGGCACCGTGACCGCCAACATCGTTAACGCCATCAATCCCGATGGTAACAAGATCCTTTATGATGCGCTTATCAAGTCGGGCTATCTCAAGCCTCCGACACAGCGTGAAGTATTCGATAACCCATCCCAGGCACCCGGCACTGTCAACAAAGCAATGGCTGTGGATGCTCTAGGTAATGTGGTGATTCAGGAGCTTAGTGGCCAGGGTGGCCTCGTGGGCACTTGGACCCTTGAGAATGCATTTATTACGGACGCAAAGTTTGGCGATCTTAACTACGAAAATGATAATCTGCTTAATATTTCCCTTACAATACAGTATGATTGGGCAGAGTACGACGTGGGAGAGGCTGTTGCTGCTGTCACGGAGCCCTAATAATCTAGAAAGAAGGTGATGAATGGGAAGACGGAATAACTCAACCCGCACCGGGGCACCCCGGCCGAACGCCCCCGCCCCCCCTATTGCAAAAAAAACGGATAATGGATTATTTTCATTTGTAACTCCGACAGAGTTCGTGGAGTTGCCCTCGGGTGGAAAGTATTATCCCGAGGATCATCCCTTAGCTGGTGTTGATACCATTGAAATTCGACATATGACAGCTAAAGAGGAAGATATCTTGACTTCCGAAACATTAGTACGCAAAGGATTAGCCATTGATCGACTGCTGCAGTCGGTTATTGTGGATCCTAATATTATCGTAGATAGTTTATTGATTGGAGACAAGAACGCCTTATTGGTCGCTTGTCGGGTTACCGGATTCGGCCCCCTCTATGAGACGACCGTTAAGTGTCCTGCGTGTAATGAGACCAATGAGCAAGAATTTAATCTGGATGACATTAGCCATGTCACAAGCGGAGAAGTTCCGGCAGACGTGGTGATCACCGAGACCGGGAATTTCATCATTACGTTGCCTACCACGCAGGTGGAAGCGGAAGTTCGGCTATTATGCAGCCGCGACGAGCGTATTCTGAGCGAGACCACCGAAAAGAAAAAGAAGATGAAGCTACCAGACACTCGCAGCACCGACCTCCTCAAAGCCGTTATCGTTTCTCTAAACGAACATACTGATCGAAGCGACATCGATAAGTTTGTGTCCTTGATGCCCCTCCGAGATGTCAAGCACCTACGCAACACCTATGAAAAGATCAAGCCCGACTTGGATATTTCATATGATTTTGAGTGCCAACATTGCGCACACGTCGGTAAGGTGGTGATGCCTCTAACGGCACAGTTTTTTTGGCCTAACTCCTGAATATCAACAGGGAGTATACGAAGAGTTTTTTGCTCTGAAGCATTATGGCGGCTGGTCCTTTATCGAGGCCTACAATCTCCCTATCCCCCTAAGGCGCTGGTTTGTGCAGCGCTTGATCGATGAATATAAAAAAGAAAAAGAAGCATATCAAGCAGCAAGTCGGGGCTCTTAGTTCCGGCTTTTTGTTTTGGTACTAATTATATAATGAGGACCCGCTATGAGTGAAATTGTTAAAGATGTGATGTACTTGAATAATCTAGACGGTCAGTTAAATGAACGCGTCTACAGCAAGTTCGCCGGGCAGGTGCGAATGGCGCTGCTCGATCTTTATTTTAGCGGCCTTTTGAGCAGTCCACTCAGTCTCAGTGGGACGTCCTCCCAAATTGATGCGTTTATGAAAGCGTTGCAACGGGAGAAAGGGTACATGGATGCCTATATCAAACATGGACTCAACGACAGTCGCACCATCTCCTCCCGATCTAACTTATCAGCAGCAGTAAAGAAATTTGAGAACGAAACGGGGTTGCGGTGGCCCTTTAAGAATTAGGGAGGCTTAGGCGGTGGCTACAGAAGAAGAAAAATTAGCAGCGTTACGTAAACAGATGGCGCAGCTCGAAGCCCAGGCGGCTTCGACACAAGAGAGCCTGACAGAGGCGCTAACCATTCCCGGCACTAAGAAGCTCGCGGAAGAAATCGCGGCTGTCACCGAGGCCATCAAGGACCAGCTCAATACCCGCGGCCAGCTCAAAGCAGAAATCGAAAGCTTGCGTGTGGAAGAGCAGCGCCTGAAGGACGCGCAGGCCGAGGGCGCCGAAGTCACCGAGCAGCTTCAAGGAGTTGTGGACCGCCTAACAGAGGCTAATATTTCCCTTAACAAGGTTAATCAGACGTTTGCGCAGACGCTCTCTCAGAATAGTGAGATCGCTAGTGAGTTTGCCGATGTTATAGATGATATTAATAATGGCCTAGCGGTGAACAAAGACCGCCTTGCGGCAGCCCAAGTAGCACTGCAGGATCTCAATGACGCCACGCAAGCGGGCAATGACCTAGCTGAAGGGCTCAAAGATCAATTTTTTGGTCTCTCTGGGAATACAAAAACTCTGGTCCAAGCCTTTTCCGGAGGCTCTGCAGGCCTTAAGGGTTTTGCGAGCAACTTGATGGATACCACGGATATGGCGAAAATGGCCGGTTCCGGCATCCTCAAGCTCGCTAAGGCTAGTTTTGATTTTGCCTTAGAACAAGATAGAGTGTTTTCTGAGTTCCGAAAAGCCACAGGCGCCGGTACTGAATTCAACAATATGATAAAAGAAACCGAGCAAGCGGGCCGAATTGCGGGGGTCACTCTGGCTGAATCGGCCGAAGCAG